GGCTATCAGCACAATGCAAATACCCAAAACGAACAGCACGACGCCCTGTATAATCTGTAATACCACCTCAACCTCCGAACCACGCAACAACAGTGTCAATTATATGGATTATGCCAAGAACGCTAACCCCAACGCCGGCTACAGTAATATTTTCAAGAGCGGGTTCACTGGCTTCCGCATAAGCTCAAGCATACCCTGTGTAATTTTATTTTGCCGTTCGAGCGTTTGGTTTATTGCGTCAAGTTTTTCAGCAACCATATCCATATACACAACGATAAGCGGCGGAAGGGTTTCTGTCAAGCGACATATTTCGCTTTGGCTGCACCATTTTTGGCAACAGATAAGGAATTGCTTTTGGCGGCTGACTGAAAGCAGACGCCTCATAGTATTATGCCTGCATAATACTATGAGACACAAGCGGCTGATCGGAGTCGAACCGACGTCATCAGCTTGGAAGGCTGAAAAATGCCATTTTCACAATTCTTTGCAGCACCAGTAATTACAACGTAATTCTTTATCGGCTAACGAATTACTCTTTACACATAGTATAGCATAAGTTGACATAAATAACAATAGTTTGCAGAATAAAGTACCGATACCGTACCGATCAGGAGTGGCAAATTTTGAAGACAGAAACGATTCAGAATCAGTATGACGGACCCCATGCACCAGTAAAGCAGTTGCCGTCAAGTATTGTAAATCTTGACTACGCCAGTTCGGATGATGCCTTTGAAATTGATGCCGGCATCAGAGAGACTATTAAAGGGTTAAGGCTGTCCATCTTGGTTATGGGAATGGGGCTTGCAAAACTCAAGGCAAAAGGACTTTATGTTGACCTCAAATTTCGCAGCATGAATGACTATCTTGAAAGTCTCTGTGATGAAATGCAAGTTGAAAGAAGCACCGCCCATAACTGGCTTTATATTGGAGAGGCTTTTGCAAAGTACAGGCGCGACCTTGAACGCATCAAGTTCACCGATGCCGACGGACCGACAAAGCTGCCTTACGTAGAAAGAGCGATTAAGATATATGGACGAAAAGAAGTTTTCCAAAAACTGAAAGACGTAACCTTGAAAGAATTCAAGGAGTATGCAAAAGGCGAAACCTCCGCGCAGCCGGAATCGAAAATCAGGGTTGTTGGCAATAAATTATACGTTGGGGAAAAATTGGCAGTTACCTTTTCTGATACCCTGGACTCGAAAACTAAAGCGTATCTTACGAAAATCAATGTGCAAGCAGGTGAAGCCCTTGAAGCCGGGGAAGTGCTTTACACCACACGGCTTTATGATGCAGGTGAATTAAAACGATTTGGGCAGGCGGCGGAACGTCTGAAAAAGGAATTGAGAATAGAGGGCAAGGGGAAAAAGAGCTAAATACGTTTATTTCTTCGATGGTGGTTTTGGGCAGGTTTTATATGTTTCGCGCTCGGTATCAATCTTCTGCAGCTTGTCCTGCTAAATCTTCCGCTGATTTCTTTCTACCAGACTTCTTGAATAATTGTGAAAAATATTTATTATAATCATAGGGGGCAACCTCTGGTCCATTTTTACTTCCAACTTGTAAATTAAAAATTCGATCCACTCTGAATGTCCTGTCATCACCACGTATAAAACAGTATGCGTCTATATATGCCTCATCGCCCTTTTTGTAGAACCTGTGAACTTCAATAAGCCGATCTGAATAACTCCCCTCTGCATCCTCATAAGAAATGAATACAAATTTGTCTGGATCAGTTTCCTGCCTTCTAGATGGCTTCCACGAATTTTGGTTTAGTGATGCTGGCGGGTTGGCATTGTATTGGTCTACTTGCCGCCCCAAAGTGAAAAGGTCAACGATCCAGCCTATAATAAGAAGACCGCCGGTAAAGATATAAACAACTCCCATGCCGATTTTGTTTAAGTAAAACTTGTGACCGCCAAAGATACCAAAAAAAAGCCACAATAAATACGCTGTTGTTTTTGATTTTATAATTACGCCCCCTTTTTCCTTTTCGCGTTTTACGCTTACCCTTATGAGCAGGATTATACCAGCAAGGACTAAAAGAATACCAATTGAGATAGCATCATCATTTTCCGCACCGACTGTAACAATGACTAAACCGACTATAATTATAGCCAAACAGGTAGATATACGATCAAATATCCCTGATTTCATAACTCAGGCTATCCCCCTTTTTTGTGATTAAAGAATATCACACGATTCCAGAAAAGCAAGCAAAATTTAAGATTTTTTGGATTGTTGTTTTTGGTGCGGGTTATTACTCTTTCCGGCTAAGGCTTTGCTTTAAGAGGCGATACCTAGCGTTTCTTTGATAGCTGCCTCCAACAGCCGGGAATAATTTAGACCTTCGGCTTCCGCAGCTTGCTTGAGCCAATGAGGTATGGTAACAGTAGTTTTTTCACGGCGGTTATTCATTTCGTCTTTGACAATATCAGGGTAGACAGTTATCGGTACAACCATATCACCAGCGTTTATTTGCGGAACTTTATCGGTACGTTCCGGTAGCACCTCTCCATCTTTTTCTATTCCGTAGATATGCAGAGACAAGGCTTCTTTTGCCATTTGCACAGCATGGTCAAAATTATTCCCCATGGAGACGCAACCGGGAACATCGGGAAAGTACACGCCGATTCCCGGGTTTTCATCAGTTTCAAATACCGCAAGGTACGTCAGTTTTCGCATACGAGCCTCCTACTTCAGTCCAGCCTGCTTAAAGATACTGTGAAGCAAACCTTTTTTCAAATCATCTTTATGATTGGGAACGGTTACGCGACCTTTCTTGACAGGGTGCTTAAGTTGGATGTGAGAGCCATTTTGCTCATATTTGAACCAGCCGTCTCTATGCAAAATTTTCAAGATTTCCCGAACCGTCATGATAAAATTATACGTGTATTTTACACGTGTGTCAAGCGTTTTTGGCAGGTTTTGGGAGCGGGGTGATTCTGTTAAAACGTAGCTTTCTCCTTAATTAAGCATTCATGGTTCCTGCTAGCAGAAAACCGGGAAAAGCGGTATAAAGAAGCCGTGAGCGCCTTTTGCAAAACCGTAATAGGAAAACCTGAAAAGTGGCTTATGGAAGCCGCCGCAGAAATCGGACTGGACTATTCCGAGCTAACTCATGAAGTAACAGACCACTTCAAAAACCACGTTATCAATCGTCATGGAGATCCGGTAAAGCATGGTACCGCAACGGTAATAACCACCGATTTTGAAAAGATACCCGTTATGGTTAGAAAGCCGGACATGGCGATTGTTGGAGCAATCCGGAATGGTTTCTTTTGTAATGTCTACATAAAAATTGAAGATGGCGTGACATGGCATTATTTTGACCAAGTGCTGGCCAGTAAAAGAAACAGGAGTTTGCGGAGCAGTACCTTGTATAAGGTTACAAGACCTCTTTTTCTTGAAGATGTATTGAAAAACATAACGCACAATTGTAAAACAGATATAAGCAAAGCAAAGATTTTAGAAATACAATAAAAAATACGTCCAAACAACCGGAGGCCATCCCGGCGGTGAGGCATGGGAAACCCACGCCCGACGGCAGCCACTTCCGCCCCTCTGATGGACGATACCCACAGTATCGCACTAGCCTGCCAAACTGTCAAGCGTTTTTTGGCTGGTTTTCTAAAAAAAGCAAGTTACTTTCGAGTTTTTTTTGAGAATGTTTGAAGGTGCTTTTTTTGATACCTCTCAATCATGCCCTGAATTTGTTCAAAGATTTCATCGGCTGTAAGCTGTTTTTCTTCATTGCCTAAAACCAGATACTCTACAGTGGTTCCTAATGCCTTTGCTATCATTATCGCTTCATCGGCACGGGGAAGGTTGCCTGCTTGTTTTAATGAATAATAGGAATCGTGATTTAGACCCAGTGAAATGATGAATTCTTGCAGTGAAGGCTTGTTGCTTTTCTTTACCAACTGTTTTACACGAGCGAAAAAGTCCATATAAACAATTTTCGGGGCAAAAATAAGTTAAAATTTGCCTAACGGGGCAATACTTACTTGATTATTTTGCTAAAACAAACGATAATCGTAGTATCGTGTAACTGCACTGATATTAACCGCTCGGGGTGTACATAAGTCTCCCTCAGATTCTTATGTCATCCGGGCGGTTTTTCTGTTTGTAAAGGAGGGTGAAGCGATATAAAGACGGCTTGTGGGTAATTTCCTTTAATCAAGCCTAAACGGAATAATCTTGCGCGATCCCGGCTTTTTATCCCATTCTGCTACGTTTATGCTTTTCTCTGAAATATTACAGTGATAATTAAATTTTACTATCCTATTCTCATGGCTTTTTCAAAGTCAGGGTAAGGATACGTTTCAACATCTGGTTCTTTCTTTTTTTCACTCACTGTTCTAACTGCCTCAATTTTGATTCTCATTTCATGCTCTCCAATTTCTTCCTGAACGTCCAATCCCAAGATGAGCATTTTTTGCAAAAAAATGGTCATGGGCATCTCATCATGGTATTTTTTTTTGAGATTTTCTGCTCTAGTTTTGAGTTCCAGCGTAACCCTCATGGTCATATTTTCCGATTTTGCCATACTTCCCCCTTATTTTACTTTTGCTTCTCTTTTTTTGCCATACCTAAGATATCGGCAAAAATTAAAAAAAAGTAAGAAAAGTATTGACATGAGAGTAAATGTGAGTTATATTACCTGTGAGTAAATGCGAGTAAATGTAAGTATTTCTACAAGGGGGAGCATGAAAAAATCAGAAACATTGACCATCCGTATTGATGCCGCTTTGAAAAGGAGGGTCCAAAAACTAGCTAAAAGAGAGCGGCGCTCTTTTGCAGACCAAACCGCTTTTCTTTTGGAAAAAGTTTTTTCCATGCTTGATGCGCAGGAGACCAACCAAAGCCAACAAGCTACCACGGAAGTACAGGAAGAGCAGTACGGTCTTGACGACAAGTGTTGCCCGTTAGAAAGCGGAACCCAGCAGGGTTAAGGGGTACAGAGAATGAACGGGAACATGAGTACGCCTGAAAAAAAGATTTTTCAGATTAGGTTGCCGCCGTCCGTATACACTAGGCTTGTAGAAACTGCGAATAAGAACCGCCGAAGCTTTAATTCTGAAATCATAGTCATCCTTGAGGAATACTTCCAATCAAAAAAGGACGATACCTTCACAGATTTTGAGGAAAGAGTCAGAAAAGTTCTTTCCAACATTATGGAGGCAAAAGCAAAGCTTAAGGGCTTTTAGCGGCCATGTTATTTGCCGCCTCAAGAATCAGGGCAGCAAAGTTCAGGTAGTCCTGAAAAAGATCAGCACTAGCGGCATTGGCAGCATCTATATTTTTTGTGGAATCATCGGCCATTTTTAGTGGCCCGAACAGGCTGACAGCAATTTCAATTGCCTTGAGCTTCTGGTCAAGGGTGATGGTTGGTTGGCTCATATCATACTCCTTTGGTTTGATCATCGGAGTTTGAGAATAACAGGTTAAGGGAGGATTTAGGTTTTGGGTTTCTTGGGGTTTTTAGGTTTGACAGGACGGTTAAGGCCAGCTCTTTCAACTTCTTCCATAAGCTCATCTAGGCTTTCATGGGGGGCACTGCTGATGACTTTTAAAAGTTCTATTGAGGCATCCATATCATCTTCGCTTTTTTTGATGATTTCTTTCGGATCGCCGCTATTCACGGCCTCCCGAAAAGCGTTGCGCGCCGCTTCGGCTCTTTCGATGACAGGATTCCTAGGTCGGCCTCTTTTGGCGGCAAGGATAACGTCGAGGGCATCCGGGGGGTAAATAGCCTCATAGGAGAGTGGCTTTATGTCGTGGCGGGAAAGCAGGGTAACAACTGAGGCGCGAGACCTTCCCGATTTTTCCATAAGTTCGGAGACGGTATATCCGGTAACAGGCATATTCTTTAGTATCGGATGCTGGAAAAAAAAGTTAAGAAAAATGCAAATCTATATTGACATATTTTTAATGCTAATATATATTTGCATTAAATTGGAGAGCGAAAGTTCTCCAGCCCTGCGGTGTTCATGGTCTCCCTCAAGAGGCATGAGGCGCAGGGTTTACAGATGGATTGAAGCTTTGTGTGCGCAGAGCGAAAGAACGGCAAGATTTTGAAGGTCGGCAGGTAGCGCACACTACCAGCCAGCATGACCAGATAAGTCGTGCCGTTTTTTTTTGGAGGAACGGATGAACAAGGAGCGAGAAATTCCAACTGAACTGGCAAACGCAGTTATCATATCGGAAGATGATAAAAAACGCATCTTAAGAGTTTCTGCCCTACCCGGGAAAAGCCAGATAAAACTGGATGAATGGCAAACAAACATCCTTGCAGATTACCTTTCTAAAATTGTCCAAAGGTGGTCTGGATTATGATTTTTTGGTTTTTCGGAAGCGTTTTTCTGCGCATAGTTGCGAACCACATTTGCAGAGCCTGCTTAAATTCCGATTCTGTGACTTTTCTGTATGCCAAAACTTGGACAACAGTGCTTCCTACTGTCTTTTCAGTTATTACTTGCGGGAGTTTCATAGCCCCTCCTTGTGGGGAAAAAGATTGTGGTAATCGGAGTATACCGCATCGAGGGGCTTTTATCGGAGGTGTTTGTGAAGAAGGTTGAAGGCTTGCCGCAAGAGGCAGAACTAACGCTTGATGATGATTTACTTACAATTGAGGCAGCGGCGAAAAAACTCCATTTGCATCCGGGATCGCTTTACCGGCACATAAAAGCAGAAACACTTCCAATACCTTATTACCGGCTCTCCAACAGGAAAATTCTCCTGAATCCAGTAGATATTTTGAACTGGATAAAAACACGCAAAACACCAGCCGGAAAACGGCGTGGAGAGATATAGGAGGTGCTTATAAGGATGTGAGCAAGGTAAATGTCATTTCCGGTGGGGGTCTGGGCTACCAATCTTACCCCTGCCGCAATTTCAGATTAACAGGAGGAAAAGAATGTTTAGCCGTGGGTTTATTTATCGCTGGGGCGATAGGTTTAAGTGTTTGGGAGACAAAGTGGGTCACGTAAAAGTTCGCGACAGTTTCTTTTTTTGCTGGCTGTCGGTTCCATTACGACAAATCGGAATTTTTCTTAAGCGTAAGGGTTAGGTATGAAAGAGCGCAAACGGCTGGTGAAAAAACTTGACGCACTATGTAGGAAAATTCTTTTGAAGCGTGATGTGGTTTTCGGCGATTGTTTCCGTTGCATCTCTTGCAAAAAGCTTTTGCCTATTGTTTCCAGCAATGTTGGTCATTTCATAAGCCGCAAATGCTTTGCGCTACGGTGGGACTTGCGAAATATTCACCTTCAGTGTGTGCATTGCAATTACCGGAAATCGGGAAATTATGGGGAATACCGCAGGGCTTTGCTTGAGCGTTACGGGGAGGCGGTTGTCGACTGGATGGAAACAATCGGCAAATTACCGCCTGCGTATTCGTGTTTTGATTTGGAGTTACTGGTAAAGGAGTTAAAACAGGAATTAAAAAAGTACGGTGAGTTTAACGGCAACAAAGAAACAAAGAAACAAAGGAGAGTCAATGATAACAGTAGAAACAGCGGAGAGAATTGTTGATGTATGCGGGCAAATTGCAAGGTGTAAAGACGTCCTTGACAGGCTTGATACAAGAAATGTGCAAGGTAACCCTTGCCTAATTTGGGATAAGTCAGATGATAACAGTGTGACCATTTTTCTTCCCCTCGATCTCACAAAGGAAGTCATACAAGTTCAACTTTCCAAACTAGAAACCAGATACGCGGCCTTAAATAACCTTGCAATCAAGGAGGCAAGTGAGTGCAAAAAGTAGTGCAAAATCAGCAACCAGGCTTTGATGATATAAAGCCTGTGATTGACGGAAAAATCGTGGACACGGTTTATGAAATCTTTAAGGCGGTAACAAAGCTAAACAGTCTTGATATCATCTTCGACAATTTGACGGTTCGCCTTATTGACGATCTCAGGGCTAACTCCTTCATGGATCAACAGTTAGAACTGACAGCCGCCCAAAAGGAACATTTAATCAGGGCAGTTAAGACACAGGGACATGAAACCGTGCGACTTTATCTGGCAAGCATTAAAACAGATGAACGCACAGAAGTGGCTTATGAAGTTGTCAGGGAGAAAACCACGGCGATCATTGATACCGTCCTTTCATCTATCGGGCAAGAGATAAATCGTGGTGCCATCATCAACTGTTATGCGGTTCAAGCAAATTCCAAGAACGAAAACTATGACGAAATTCTCTTGCGGAAAAGCAAAACTTCCGGCGACATAATAATTCCGATGAACGGTATTTTTCTGTCCTCAAACTGCGTAGAACTTATCAAAGCATCATGTCAGGAAGAAGTGCCAGAGGAACCGGAATGGGAAGGAGAGAGCGAAGTTGAAGAAAACGAGGTAGAAGTAGGGGACGGTGAAGAATGAACCTGTTGGAACAAAAGACCGCGTTAAAGAAACTAGCGGACATCATCAACGGAATGTTGGAGTTTACACGTAAGAAGCTTGAAAAAATTATCGAAGCCATAGGCAAGATGCTTACCGGTTTTAATGAAACAAAAGAATTGAAAAAAGCCGATCACGCTCGTAAACCTTACAATGATCGGCTCATTAAAGCGGCGGTTGCAGACAATCGCTTGAAGGCGGCCGCGCACGGTGTTGGGCTGTGTATGCGGCTGCCCCAGCGTTAGGTAATTTTGGGGCAGCCGCAACTGCCGGAGTGTATTCCGGCAACTATATGAAAACGCCCCGGCGGTAAAACGATATATCGCCGGGGTTCCTTGGTGGGGTAAAGCAGTGGCAGCTTTCGTGGCTCATAACCACGATGTCGGAGGTTCAAATCCTCCCCCCACTAATTTGGGGTCGTTGATCCCATGCCTCAAAGGCAAAGTGCCCCGGCCTTAATCCGGGTGGGCAATCCCCTTCGGGGGAACTGCTAGCGGCGTCCCCTCCTATAAAATCGCCGCTATGCTTTTCCGTTTGTCCTTTTTTAAGACTGGCTGTCAAAAGCAGAAGTCTAATTTATGGAGTTTACGATGTTTGGAGAAAAGGGCTTTAGTCATTTTTTGGGTGGTTTTTTCACGGTTTTCTTTTTCGGGTCATTGAATGGGCGACCTCTTTTACCGCCGTCTTTAATTGCGTCAAAGTCACCTTCTTTATATATACCAGATACTCCTATGTACATATACGGTTTTCTGCCCGCCCGCTGGAGCCGTTTATTTACAGCATCTGTTGATATCCCCAAGCGCTGGGAAAACACTAAAGCTGTTAAAGGTAACTTATCCATACCCTTATTATACAAGTGTCTATGTAAGAATCAAGCAGTAATTGCCAAAATGTCTGGATATTTGGACAATTATCTACACACCTGTATAGTAAAAGCCCGAAATTTTCGCAAATTTTTTGAAAAAATTTCTTTCAGACCCTTGACTGTCCTCTTGGGCAGTCCTATTCTGCAATTGGTTAATTGTCCTTTAATCAGGACAATTAACATTAACAAGCGATGCCTGAAAAGGCAAAGGAGATTTATATGAGGAAAAATTCTTGCGGAAGACCAATCATAACGCTTCGTGATATTACCGATGACGATGCAGAAATTATAACCTTCAACATTATTATTTGGCATTGCAATGAAGATGGTGAAGGCGAATTAATTTTTGGGTTTATGGATGCCTTATCTGAAAGGCATGCCAGCCTTTTATTAAAAGATCGCATAACCAGAGGTATTTACCCAAAAGGTGCATGGCTCGACTACAACCTCAACGGCAAAAAAATTCAACTTGATGTTAATGGGAGGTTTTCATGAATAAAGTGATAGAAAAGAGTGATTTTGAGATTGCGTATAATTTTTTCACGCTCTTTGTTGAACTATTACAAATTGTTGAAAATGATAAAGACAATGACCACATTGAAGCCAGAAAATACCTCAACAAGCATTTTTATGGTGAAAGGTATAAGTTTTGTGAATTTTTAGGATTTGTAAATGAAGAAGTTAAAAGGCATGAAATTCCACAGCATCATATTGTGAGCTTGATGTGTTCAATGGTGCTTGCCGGTATTTCTATAGGTCATCAAGATGGCTACTCCTTTGCTAAACAAATTAAAGGTGAGGTGTAAAGCAGTATGTTAAACCAGCAAGGAAAAGAATTTGTAAAAATACTTGAACGCATGAAACCCTCAAAACATATCCACGAAATCTTTTCTGATTGGTTGGTCATGGCGGCGTCCGCGCTTTATTCGTGGAAGAAAGATGAAAAAATTGAAAATGAATATATGGAAATAGCAAAACACTACACAAACGAAGAATTAAAAGAGCACATCAGACTTATAGAAATAACAACAGAAGCCCTTGAAGAAAAAGAACAAGATTTTTTAGGTGAAGTATTCACATTTGCAAATTTAACTAACGATAGAGGCGGACAATTTTTTACACCGTATCATATTTCGTACATGTCAGCGCAGACGGCAATTGATAAAAACAATCTCCCAAAAAACAGAGTAGCAAAAATAAGCGATCCGGTATGCGGGTCAGGGGGAATGCTAATTGCCGGAGCGCAGGTGTTGAAGGAGTATGGGTTTAATTTCCAGCAGGATGCCCTTTATATCGGTCAGGACATTGACGCACGATGCGCACGTATGACCTTTATACAGCTCAGTTTATTGGGTGTGCCGGCAGTTGTGTATTGCATGAACACTTTGACAATGCAAACATTCTGGCACAGAGAAACTATCGGCTATCACTTGGCAGAAATGGGCTTCCGCCTCAAAACGGAAAAGATGATTGACATGATGAACGATTTTGAACCGGCAAAATCGAAACTTGGTGTTGAACAATCACCACCACAGGTAGTTTTGCAAGGAGAATTATTTTGAAAGTAAAACAAAAATTGGAGGGTGAAGAATAATGTCACTGAAAGAGACAATAACGCAGGCAATACTTAATTCGTTACTTGAAAAATTCAACTACGACCAATTAAGGGATATAGAAAGTGCTGTACATCTCAATCTTAATGACTATGAGGTTCAAATAAAAAAGGATGAAGAAACTCAATTAACGGCTAGCATAAGCTCTGATGCCAGAACATATCAAATGTTTTTTGTCGCAAAAAGAATTGAAGGATTAGGTGATGGAACATTAAAGTATTACCACATCGTATTAAATGGATTCTTCAAAATTATAAGCAAGCCAATATCCGCAATTGGAGTAGATGAAATCAGATTTTACCTTGCATCGAGGCAAAGTATTTCTAAAGTGTCATTAAACAATGAAAGAAGAATTTTGTCATCGTTTTTTTCATGGCTACATAACGAAGAACACATAACCAGAAATCCTATGTTGAAAATAAAAAACATTAAACAACCAAAAATACTTAAAAAGCCATTTTCAGCACGGGAAATTGAAGAATTAAGAGCGTGCTGTAAAACTTTAAGAGATGAAGCAATATTTGAGTTATTACTTAGTACAGGAATGAGATGCGCAGAACTTTGCAACTGCAATAGATCTGACTTGAATCTCGCGGATAGTGAGATAATAGTTTTAGGAAAAGGAAACAAACAAAGAACTTGTTATCTGAATGCGCCGGCAAGCAAGAAATTGACAGATTATCTAAAAACAAGAACCGATAATTTACCTCCTCTTTTTCTTGCATATAAGGGGAAAAATCATAAACACGGAAAAATGAGGCTAAAAACAAATGGCGTAGAAGTAATGATTCGATTACTCGGTTTTAGGGCTGGGATTCAGAATACGCATCCTCACAGGTTTAGAAGGACTGCGGCAACAACAGCCCTTCAAAGAGGGATGCCTGTTGATCAGGTAAGAATTTTTTTAGGGCATGAGCAAATCAATACAACAATGCAATATGCCATAACAGCGGATGAAGCTGTTAAGCATGCACATTCAAGATATATGTAGAAAACTGCGTTGCGGTTTCATATAGAAAGTGAACAAGGAGATTTTTTATGAGCGTTGAAAACAAGAGGGTTGTGGAAATTAACGGAGTAAAAGTTGAGGTCGATCTTCGCACAGCAAAAGTGGTCGAACATTTCAAAGTAGGCGATCCGGTCAGGGTGTTTCACCCAAAGCAAGATTTCAGCGATGCCGCAATACGCCCCGGTGTAATAGTCGGATTCTGCGAGTTTGATAAAACCCCAGCAATTCAAATCCTTGAATTGGAAGTAAGTTATTCCGGAGTTAGTTTCAACACTGTAGTCATTGCTGAGGGGATAAACAACAATTTGCAGATCGCCCCTTATAACAAATTCGAAGGTATTGTTTCCAAGGCAGATGTTGTGACTAGGTTGGACAGGATGATCCAGAAGGCAGAGCTTGATCTTTCGGAATTAATGATGAAGAAAAAATACTTCATTGATAATTTTGCAAAGGCTTTTGACGAAATCGTATCTGTAACGGGAATGAATTAAGGGAGGCAGTTTTGAAAATCACCAACAGAATGAATCTGCCGGAAGCTATGGTTAAGGCAGTTTCCACCCGGCGCCACAATGCCCCGGGTCGCTTATCAGCCACAACGCTTTTGAACGGTACAAAACAGATACTGCTTATAGATCGCCATTGGGATAATCTGGAGGACGATGTAGCGGATCGCTTTTGGGCGATTATCGGTACTGCCATCCACGACGTCCTTGAACACGAAGGCGAGAACGAATTCGCCGAGGAATTTATGTCGCATGAAGTTGACGGGATTATCGTAACCGGACGCATCGACAACTACAACATGCGGGATGAAATCATCTCTGACTACAAAAGCGTTTCCGTGTGGAAAATAAAATTTCAGGATTTTGAGGATTGGGAACACCAGGGAATGATGTACGCTTGGCTCCTGATAAAAAACGGTTTCAAGGTGAAAACTTGCAGGTTCGTCAGCCTTATTAAAGACCATTCCAAACGGGATGCCAAGCGTGATTTATCATATCCTCAAAAACCCATGTACGTCTACGAATTCGACGTTACCCGTGAACGGCTTGCCGAAATAGAAGCCTTCATCACTACAAAAATTGCAGAGTACAAACTACACAGGGAGATGTCCGATGACGACATCCCGCCCTGCACCGCAAAGGAGCGATGGGAAAAGCCCACTAAGTACGCTGTCAAAAAGAAGAACAGGAAAAGTGCTGTCCGTGTGATGAATACTATGGAAGATGCAGAAAAGTATATTGCTGACTTGGATAAGGAGCATTATATAGAAATACGCCCTGGTGAGTCTACCCGTTGTCAGGATTATTGCATTGCATCTGATTACTGTAACTTCTACCGCGATAATGTAGCCACAGCCGAGGATGAGGAAAACACGGCAGCATGAAGACTAATTCCCGCTTAATCAAAAGGAGCGGGGATAACTGAAGGAGAGGTACATGGGTATTCCAGTTTTAATCATGGGTGAAAGCGGAACGGGAAAATCAACGTCAATCCGCAATTTCAAAGATGCGGGAGTTATCAACGTTTACGGAAAGCCGCTACCATTCAAAAATAGCTTAAAAACCGTAAACATGGATGATTGGCAAAAAATCATTGCCACAATGAAAGCCGCGCAAACGGATGTAATTATTGTTGATGATTTTCAAGGCGTACTGGTTACGCAGTACATGGGCAGGGCAAAAGAAAACGGGTATCAAAAATTTACTGATATGGCGTTCGGTTACTACAGCGTTATCAGAGCGGTTCAATCACTTGCGCCTGAAAAACGAGTTTACTTTTTGTCACACATAGAGCGCGACCAAGGCGGCAACGAAAAAGTCAAAACAATTGGCAAGCTTCTTGATGACAAAATAACTGTCGAAGGACTTTTTACTATCGTGCTTAAAACAGTGGTGATTGATAAAAACTATTTTTTCCAGACGCATAATTCAGGCTCTGACACTGTTAAGTCGCCGTTTGATATGTTCAAGGATGATTTAATTCCTAATAACCTTGCAGAGGTCGATAAAGTGATCTGCAACTACTACGACATTAAAGCAAAGGAGAAAACACAATGAGTTTTTTTAACGGAGTTAATCGGCTGACTGTAAGTGAAGCACCTGATGGATTTAGGGAATTCAAGATAGGCGACAATCACGCCTTTGTTTCTAAGGTTGAGGAAAAACTATCTAACAGCGGAAACCCGATGCTGGAAATTACTTTTTGCGATGAAGAAGGCGCGTCAATTCGCTACTACATCGTTGACGGGGAGTATAAACTTTCAAAGTTAAAACAACTTTATACTGCGTTTGGTATTCCTGTAGGCGAAACAAACACGCAGAGGTGGATAGGAAAATGGGGGATTGTTGTGTGCAAAGCGGGTGAAGAATATAACGGCAAAGTCTACAACAAAGTTAGTTTCTTGCGTCCGATTCTTAACAGCAAGCAACATGACAATACACCCAAACAGCAAGCGCCGCGCAACGAAAGCGTACCGCAAGAACAAACGAATGAGTTTACGGATGACATACCATTTTAGCGGAGTGCTTTAATCATGCGGATTTTGATTTATGACTACGGGAAATATTCAGGTGACGATTTACTCATTGGAAAAGAGTACGACTGTATACCTGTTGAAGACGGAACAGTAAATCAAAGTCGCGCATGGCACGCACTGGTACAAGAATACTGGACATCGGGTTGTCATTCGTATGTGGCAAAAAACTTTTTGCATTTCCGCGAACTGATAAAACTTTATTTGGGCGCGGGCGCTGAAAGTTATTACAGCCTTGTTGATGATAAAGGGAAACCGTCTGAAAAGCTTGTTGTCCGTTATCGCATTAAGTCATGGGCGCGTTACAGTAAGAAAGAGCGGAAAGAATCAATTGATCGCTTAATAGCAGAAATGCATCAAGCGCAGGTACAGACACCTAAATTTTATGAGATTTTGCAGGGAATGGAAAACCAACCCAATTAAGGAGATTGGAAACATGAAAGAACTTATGATCGATTTGGTAGATTTGCGGTTTTCAGATAATCGCACTTACGGAGGCGAAGGAGACATCAAAATTCTTGCCGAGGACATTAAGAAAAACAGTCTCATTAACCCAATTACAGTGAAACCCTCAGCTGCTGATAAACTCGAAATCTTTGAAGTGGTCGCCGGTCGCCGGCGCATAAGGGCTGTAACCATGCTCGGGTGGAAAACAATTCCTTGCCGACTTCTGGAAGGGCACGAAATTGAACGCGCAGAGGAAATAGCCGGAGCGGAAAACATTAACCGCCTTGCCATGCACCCACTGGATGAAGCGGTTATATTCAAAAAATTGCTGGAAAACGGAGAGGTGATTGACAGCCTTGCCAAGCGATTTGACCGCACGGTATCGGCTATCTGGCAACGCATCCAACTTCTTGAACTGGAAGATAATGTCAAAGCAATGTTCCGACATGGTGTTTTATCTCTCCAGTCCGCGGCAATGCTTAGCAGCCTTGATACAAAAGATCAGATACTGTTCTATGAAAAATTCAAAGACAACTACAACGCAGAGGAAGTAGAAGATGATGATGAAATACAAGAGTGGGAAGTAAGAAATTTCATTTCTGGTATACATCATAATCGGCTTTACAGTTGCATCACGGACAAGCAGTGCAAAAACTGCAAAACCCGCACATACTTTACCGACACAAATTTATTCCCTGAACTTTCCAGCATGGAGGATTCCTGCTTAAACGGTATTTGCTATCTTGGCAAATGGATAAAACTTCTTGAGGGAAGAATAAAAAACCTGAAAGGGGAAGTGCCCTCACATGCTGATAGTAACCTCATTGTTAGCAGTAACAATAGCTTCAGAAAAATATTTGGAAAGACCGTAACCTTAAACGGTGTTGAATATAAAATTCTTCACGACCATTGGGAAACCAGAGCGGAAAAGGAAGGGAAAAACACGCACCCATGTTTCTGTATGGAATTTTCAGGTTCCGGCAATTTGGAAATCAAACCATCTTTCAGAAAAGACCCGACAGCGGAAAAGCAAAAAACAAATGAGAGCGAGTTTAGCCAGATTGTGAGCTTGATGAATCTTCCAAAAGACGAAACCGCGCAAACGCTCGCCGCTTTTGCGTCGAACGTTGATCCTAAGAAACCGTGGAAATATTCGGCAAGGGATGTTGAAAATGAAGTAAAGAGAAAAGTTCTTCGTAAGATTTTGGAAATAAAAGCCGCACAAGCAGACAGCGAGAAAGATATAGACCGCTTTCTTACAGACTTTTTCGATAACAAGCGGAATAATAAAGAAATTCTTAAACTGTTTACCGGCACGGAGAATTCCAAAGACGTAAAAAAGCTGTCATTCCCAAAACTTTTTGCTTTGATGAACGCGCTTAATATGAGTATATGGGAACTTCCTGGCTTTAACGAAGTTGCTTCGTTGAAGAAGCATGACAGTACAGAATGGGCAGGAGTAACCGTTGCCCAACTAAGGGAAATGTACCGTGAAGAAATCAAAGCGCAGGTCCCGCCATTGAAACAAGAAAAGAAGGGTCACGGGGAATCGAAGCCGGAAACGGCAGACAAGAAGGGGAAAAAATGATCTGTCGGGAAATCGAATGTGAAGATTACCTGATTGATGGCGGGGAACCGGTGTGGTGTTACCGTGCCGGCTGCCCTGCTATTGTTGCGGTTAAAAAGTGTCCGAAGGTCGCGGGTGAAAGTTCGGGAGGGGGAACGTGATTGAAAGGTTTTTTGCTACATTCGTAATGAGTGAAACAACGGTAAATCAAATTTACTCTTTGCCGGCTGAATTGCAACCGAAATTTTGGAAAGCGGTGACAGATTACGGTCTTTACGGGATTGAACCTGAATTTGAAGGCTTAGAGTTCACTATCTGGATTGGTATAAAGGACTTAATTTCTCATACAAAACGAAAGGATGAACAATGGCGAAAAAAGCAGAGTAATAACGGGAGTCAGGGCGGCGCTCCAAAAGGAAACAAAAACGCTGCTAAATACAACCCAAAACAACCCAAAACAACCCACGAAAATGAAACAACCCACGAAAATGAAACAACCCACGAAAATGAAACAACCCATAATGACAATGACAATGACAATGACAATGACAATGACAATGACAATGACAATGACAATGACAATGACAATGACAATGAAAAAGATAATGACAATGGCGGTTGTTTGTCTTTTTCTGAAAATTTACAAGAACAAAAACCACCTGATCCGATTCCGGATAAACCTCCAAAAACGAAAGAGGATATTGGTCGTAATTTTGAAGAAGCGCGGATATTTTGGAATAAGCACAAACCGCTTCCAGAATGTCGTGATTTGTTCATACCCGGAACAGAAGTTGAAGAAGTTTTAAGAACTCTGCAACACTACACATTGTCTGAAATCAAGAACGCTATTGTAAATTACCACTGGCACAAAACAGGAGAGTGTGGAGACGGATATGTTGACCCTCCGCCTTTTGGACGGCTTTATGGGTTTCTGAAAACAGGTGTCGCCAGTTATTTTGACGATGAAACTTTCAAGGCGCAATACAAAAAAAGGGGGATAAGTGGCAGTAAAAAATGAAGCGAAGTCATCAGAGGTGAAAAGAGAGTACATTTTTCGCCTTTGTCCCACTTGCGGCGTGAAGTTGCATACTTGTGCCTTTATCTGTTTTAAGTGCGGCAAGCGTTATAACTATGACGCGAATTCCGGCAAGTGGGTTGATTTTGTTTACAAGTCAACTAACTCATCAGATGCGATTTACAACCGCAAAATGAACGATGTTGAAAAATGCTTTAACTGCTGGAACACACAAAACAACAATACGTGTAAATACATTTATTGCTACGGCAGCGGGCGCGGGAATTGTGCGGCTTGCAAGCGATTTGAGAGCACCCGCTTTGACTGTTGCCAAGAAATAGTTAAGCGAGATTTAGTGCTTATAAATGACAAGGAAGCGGGAAGAATTTTCCATGCCTCTATACGCAGGAAGCTCGATTACAGCGTTTTGCTGTTAGAAAAGCAAGAAGGAGTAAAGCAATGAAAAACAAAGCGATTGATGTCCACAACATTTTGATTGAGCAATTAGAAAGACTCAACGATCTTGATGATGAGGAAATGAAAAGCGAACAACTGACAAACGAAATCAGGAGATCTGAGGCGGTAAGTAAAGTTGTCGGGCAGATAGTTAGTCACGGCAGGCTACAGCTTGACGCTATCAGGATTAGGACTGAATCTCCGGAGGTAATTGATATGCCGGATATGTTTAAGGGTGGAAGTAAAATCGAAGAGACTTTAGTTCCAGCTTTGCCAGCATCAACTCAAACAAAAAAAAGACTGATAAGGGAACGGTCACTATGAAACAAAGGCGTCATTGGTATACACCGAAACAGATTAAGTTTCTCGATGCAAATACTGAAGGGCGCCATATTGAGGATATTACTGCGCGATTTAACAGACGTTTTCGATTGTCGTTGTCTTGTATTAGCATCAAAAGCGCCATGAAGAGGTACGGGCTGAAAAGCGGATATAAGTACAATGGCGGATGGAACAAGAAATATTTTGAAAATCATATCAAGTTTTTACGGAAAATTGTTCCCGGCAAACACCATTCTGAGGCTGTCAAACTGTTTAACGAGCGTTTTAATTTTTCTTGTACAATAACACAATTTAAATCCCTCTGCAAAAGGTTTGATATACAAACAGGATTTACAGGACATTTTCAAAAAGGTCACATTCCTTTCAATAAGGGTAAAAAAGGCGTGCGGTATACCGGGAGCGAAGTATCGTGGTTCAAAAAAGGTCACATTCCGTTAAATTATAAACCTGTTGGCAGTGAAAGAATAAATGTTGACGGTTACGCCGAAGTAAAAATTGCCGACCCGAATAAGTGGAAAAGCAAACATTCTGTAATTTGGGAAGAGGTGCACGGCAAGATCCCTAAAGGGCATATTGTAATATTTCTTGACGGGAATAAATTAAATTTTGAACTTGATAATCTTGCGATTGTTTCACGCTCTGTGCATGTGGTGATGTGCCGGAGTAATCTTTACACAACAGACAAAGAAACTACACGAACTAACATCGTGCTGGCAATGATGAAAACAAAAATTTCCAGTCTCAAAGAAAAAACGTTTGCAAGGATCAAGAACAAAAAGATGGTTTTCTTGAATAGCGGCGGGTGCAAAGTTTATGTGATAAAGGACAAAGAAATGTACATTCCGGTCAGGGAAACCAAAACAGGAAAACTTGTTAGGTTATGTGTTGAGAGATTAAACGCCAGAACTTCACGCAGAATAGCGCAGCGTGATTTGTTTGAATATGCGCAACAAAGGGGATGGCAGAGGATATGAAACCAATAATCTGTAACACCCCTATGGTGAAAGCCCTGTTGAACACAAAGCCCAATGTATTTCCAGCGGAGCCGATTGACGCAAGCAAGCCGCGCAAGAGCCAAACGCGGCGGGTGATTGAGCCGCAGCCTGAGCATTTGCAATATCACGAATATAAAGGGAAACTTGTACATGAGCATGAGCACCGAATGTGGTGTTTCAAGGATTTTGTCGTGCCGGACGAATATATTTTCGACTTACAAGATAAGCTAAAAACCGACATGAGTCCACTTTGCAAATATGCCCGTTACAAAGTCGGCGACATTCTCTATGTGCGGGAAACAACGGCGCTTGTGGCTTACGGTAATGAGGATCGGATGCATGAACGTATAGTTTATAAAGCTGACGATTTGTTACCGAGTGATTTTGAAAGAGATAATGGTGATAGGTGGATTCCTTCCATCCACATGCCACGCGAAGCTGCCCGCATTTTCCTTGAAGTCAAATCGGTCAGGGTTGAGCGGTTGCAAGATATTACAGAGGCAGACGCAAAGGCAGAGGGAAGTTTCCTTAACAGGTGTGAATGTTTACCGCGTAAAAATGATAAAACGCCAATTGACAAACTGTTTAGTCAAACGCAGTGCATGAAATTACATGGATACGAATTCAAGGTACTTTGGAACAGCATCTACGCCAAGCGCGGCTACTCATGGGAATCAAATCCGTGGGTATTTTGCTATTCATTTATGAGGGTGGAAAACCCAAAGGAGGCTACCAATGGAAGAGATTTTGATTAAGATTAACTGCAATAAAACAACTTGCGACAAATGTTTCGGTGTTTCTCGAAACAAAATTCACGGTACGCACTGCATAGTTTTCTCAAAGAAATTGAAAACAAAAGGTGATCAACTTTTGAGATTACTTGAGTGCAAGAAAGCGAGGGTTAAAAGTGAGTAAAGAAAAAGACGGCGGATCAGCGTTCCCGGTATTTGACGGTAGGGTCGGAGCTGATTATCAATGCATAGATGCCGGAATGTCCTTGCACGACTGGTACGCAGGGCAAGCGTTAAACGGTTTACTTAGCAGTGGAAGCACGTGGAAAATAGGAACAGAACCGATTAATACTCAAGAAAGGTATGCCAAAACGGCTTTTGATTTCGCTGATGCCATGATTGCGGAGAAGAAAAGACGAGAGAAGAAAAGACGGAAGGAGAAAGCGGAATGAAAATAATCCGCGTTTTCCCACGTAGAACCAACGCCACACCTACGGACGAATCCGCCTTTGTCGGGTATCCCACGATGTTTGCCGAGGCGGATGAAGTGCATATTTCTGTAACATTCTCATGGGATTTGCCGGAAGCCGAACGCCTAAAAAAACAATGGCGGTATATTGCGCCAGTAAAAATAGGCGGTGTTGCCACAGGACAACACGGTGAAAATTTCATTCCCGGTATGTATCTGAAAAAAGGCTATGTGATAACAAGCAGAGGATGCCCGAATTCCTGCTGGTTCTGCGATGTATGGAAACGGGAAGGTCAGGCAGTGAGAGAGTTGCCAATAACCGAAGGTTGGAATGTCCTTGATGACAACTTGCTTGCCTGTTCCGATGCGCACATAAAAGCGGTTTTTGCCATGCTTGCCAAACAAAAACAAAGACCGTTATTTACCGGAGGTTTGGAAGCGGCACGGTTAAAGCAATGGCATATTGATGAACTGGTAAAGTTAAAGCCCAGCGAAATGTTTTTTGCATACGACAGCCAATCCGACCGTGAACCGTTATATGAAGCAGGTAAAATGCTCCGCGCGGCAGGGTTCAAGACCTGCCATCCGTTACGTGCTTATGTTCTTATCGGTTACCCAGGCGACACCATAGAAAAAGCGGAAAACCGCCTGTTTGACTGCATTAATGCTGGCTTTACTCCAATGGCGATGTTATATCACGATAAATCCGGCAAACGTGATCCGGCGTGGATTAAATTCACATGGCCTTGGGCGCGTCCTGCAATTATATACGCAAAGAGAAAGGAGATTGAACAAAACAACTGGAGACCAAAGGAGGAAGTATGAGGCATTACTGTAAAAGTTGCGAAGTGGAATTTAATTTTTATGGTGAGTTTAATCTTTCGGGGGGAGGAATTTATCCTCATAAGTTTGAAAATTGTCCCATTTGCTATACCTATCCTTTCAGGCGAATCCCCGATTATGAAACACCGGAGCAGTATGAAAAGCGCACAGGGAAGAAATGGAACGGTGCAGTTTATTCAGTTATAGATGCTAATTATGAAACTTACGTATGGGAAGGGTTTGGGAATGTTGAACTTGCAAAGGCGGCGAAGCTCTTTGAGCTTGGAAGCCCCATTATCGTTTGCGCCCAATCACCAGAACCGCCGCCCGATAATTGGAGACCGAAGGAGGAAGCATGAAAAACGAACAACTGAAAGCAATCGAAGGGCGGGTATACTTCCGTCATGCAACTCATGAAGGCCAGATAGATTATCTTACTAAAACCCCTTCAGATATAAGGGACTTAATCGCCGAAGTAAAACGCCTAACACGCTAACGTGATGCGGCTGTTGCGGATTTGCAAAATATAGCAAGACAAGAAAAGATTTGTTCAACGTGCAAATATTTTAATTTTTCCGCTAAAAAAAATCCGTGCGCCCAATGCTTAAAAAATATCGAAAACGGTCGTATCAAATGGCAATGGCGCGGAGTGCAGGAGGGAGAATGAAAAAATTACGGTTCAAAATGAGAACTATCGAAATAATCGAAAACACTCATTTTTTGCTTGCGCTTATTTTGTGTTTTTGGGTTGATTGGCGGCTTGGCGTAGCTTTGATTTTATATGAGTCAAATGTTTGCCTAATGATACTTAGGAAAACAGATTGGAGGAAGTATGAAAGGCGAAATTGACAAGGATTATTTTTGCTCCCGTTATACAGGGGGAATAGCTTGTATGGAGAGGCTTGTTTCTTTTGAAAATTGCGCTACCTGCGAATGCTATCACCGCAAATATCCTACACCAGAACAATACAAAGAAGAATACGGGGAAGAATGGGCAGGGGCTGTTTATGCAAAATGTGCTGATGATAAGTGCCGCGCCAATTGCCACAACGGTTATGAAGCGTACGCATCTGATGAATACGCATCTGTCGATTCTTGCAATGCTGTGTTGATCGTTTGCGCCTGTACCCCGTGGGGAAATCCACCTGCGGATTGGAGACCGGAATGAAAGTAAAAGTATTCTACCATGACGGAAAAGTGCAAGAATTTCCCAATGCAAAAATAACATGGGAATGGGATGAAAACGAAGAAGGTTGCGATAGCGGGTGGCGCATACACGCGATTGATAAAAATTACACTACTGTCAGTGCGCTTGTTTATCCCCGCGATTGTACCAAAATCGAGATAACGCATGAAGTAAGCGATATGATTTTTAGAAACTCTCCATGTGAAAACACCATTAGCGGTAAGCGTTTCAGGATATTTGCGGAAATAGACCGGGAACGCAAACAACAAGATGAAAAATGGGGTGAACAAAATCACCCTATGGTTCGTGATGACTTTGATTTTAAAGAAGCATATACAATACTGAAACATATAAGATTTGAAAATGATCTTGAAAATGATTTCGGTGAAAAGACGTGGTTAAACATTATTGGAGAAGAACTTGCAGAAGCTGTTCTTGCTACTTCTTTACAAGAAAAAAGAAAAGAAATGGTACAAGTAGCCGCCGTGGCTGTTCAAATAATCGAATATCTGGATAGGAGGGAGAGTGAAACCACAAACAACGCTTAAAGATGTATTAAAGCCGCCGTTTACCCGTGATTCTGTGGGGATGATTTACGATTCCAACAGCAGATTTATTGATGTACCGGGTATAAACTGCAACAAAGATGACCCTGAAAATTGGCAGGGTGAAGCCGTAGCCAAAACTCGTGGATGGGGTGTCTTTCAGTATTACAAAAACGGAGAAGCCTTGCAGGATGCGTTTATGGACTTCATAGTAAACGCCCTAAACGAAAGATGGGAGCGGGAGTTTAGCGAGCCGCTACGCTGGAAAGAAGAAAGCTATGAACACAGTGAGATTGTTACTTGGCACTGCCCAAAATGTGAGGAAGGTTATGTTATTGGTCGGGCAGAAATGCAAAGTTTCTTTTATTGTCCTAAATGTGGAGTTAATTTACTGCCGCCAAAAACCATGTATTGGAAGTGGTCTGATTCAGGGAATGAATATGTATGTCCTGCTTGCGAACATGAAGCAGATGATGATGAACCTTACTGCCCCTCATGCGGGGTTAGGCTGTTGCCGCCGGAGGAGGGAGGGTGAAAGCGATACTTGAGATAGAAGCACCTGAATCGTGCAGCTTTTGTCCGCTCTATTATGATGTAGGAACTTATTCAATTTGTCGCGGCAATCTAAAAATTATGTGCGGTCGTGATAATTTAACCATCCGCCATCCAAATTGTCCGCTACAAATCATAGGAAACAATACATGCCAGCGATGCGGAGAAATGACGGCAGCGCGTAAGTATGGACTTTGCCATAAGTGCGACAGGTACATTGAAAACTACGACTGCAAAAAAGGAGGCGTAAGAGTGAATTCAGGACTGTTAATGATGGTAATCGGGTCTGGGCTATGGGTAGGAGCGCAAATTGTCAAAGCGGTTACACAAGGAATGTATAATCTAGCGGTAAGTAAATCTGACACGAACGACATTGACGTTCACGGCGGATGGGTTTTGCTCCACATTGGTATTATAGCGGGCTTGGTTTTTGGATTGCTGAGTATTATTGCTGGCTTTGCTTTTATGATAGTCGATGCATTTAAAGGATAGACAGTAGTGGGAGGAAAGCGATGAATAACGAATTAAAGCCCTGCCCTTTTTGTGGGGGTGAAGACAAAAATGATTTTTGTATCAATGTAGAGGGCAACAATTGGTTCAAGCGTTGGTATGTTCGCTGTATAAATTGTGGGGCATCGGGTTCTATTGCAGGGAGACAAAAAGCTGCAATCGCAGCATGGAACAAAAGGAGCGGGAAATGATTGACATACCAATCGGCAAAGCGCTGGTGGCGGTAGAGAGTTCTTCTCCCTACAGGTGCGGGGAGTGTTTGCTATATTCAGATTGGAGTTGTTTTACTTGTTCTTCAATCGACCGCAAAGACGGCAAGAACGTGATATTCAAACTTGTGGATTATCCGGCAGGGAAAGCACTTGACACAAATGTTTTCTACTGGGAAAAATAGGGAAAACGAAAAAAGCGAAGCAATAAAATTTTGTCCGATTAATCGGACAAAGATATACATAGCATAACAAAACACACAATAATAAAATTCAAAAAACTTGACAAAGAAACATTTGTAAATATATACTCCTTTCTTGAGGGAGACTTATATGTACACCATTCTCAACCGGCACGGCCTACGCACGGCTGTCGGCGCAAGCTGTTTTGAGAAACCCATAAAAGCGCTTTTAAGCTTTTCCGGGTTTTTTGCGCTTGCGGCCGCATGGCAGATATTGGCGCAAATAAAATCAAATCCGGCAGTGCCGCTAGTCAGTGGAATCATCCGCACATTAGCCAATCTTATAAGAGACGGACCTTTTCTCGGTCACATTGTTGCCAGCCTATCAATACTTTTTGCAGGTGTTGGCATCGCTACAGTTGTCGGATTTACAATCGGGATTTTCCTTTACAGATACAAATATTTCAAAGCTGCCGCATATCCTGTAATAGATTGCTTACGCAACGTGGCATCTTTGACGCTTTTCCCGCTCCTGATAGTCCTACTGGGGCTCGGCCCGCCAGCGCAGATATTTGTTATTTTTTGGACAGCGTGGTCTGCTGTCGTTTTATCCACCCTTAACAGTTTGGACGTTGATAAAAACATCGTTGAAGCCGCAAGATCATTTGGCGCCGGAGAATGGCGGATTATTTTCGGTATCCGCGTGCCGATGGCTGCGCGGGGGATAATAACAGGAATCAGAATAGGCGTGGGGAATGGATGGATAAGCCTGATCGCCGCAGAGATGCTGGGGGCGCAGAGGGGGCTCGGTTTTTTCCTTCTCTGGAGTTCGCAAACATTTCAATTTGAAAGAGTATACGCCTCGATTATCGTAATCGCCACCATTGGCGGTATTGTCAATTACGCCTTGCTGCTTGTGCAGAAGGCTTTAACTCAAATCACGGGAGAAAAACTATGAAAACAGTATTAACTTTATTGTTCGCGGTCGTAACCGCACTATCAATTGTCGGATGTCGGAATGAACCGCCTGCTGGAACCATGCGGTATATCGCTTTCAGGGTTTACGATCCGGTATACATCGCATACGAAAAAGGGTTCTTTGAAAAGCGCGGCATCAGTGTCGAAATTATAGACCTCATTGCTGGCGGTCCTGTCGCGATACAGGCGGTAGCTGGGGGAAGCGCGGAGGCAGGACTTTCCTCCATCATGGCGATAATATCAGCACGGGCGCAGGGACTGCCCATTATCGGCGTATCAGATATACAGTCAGCCATAGGAAACCAAGCCCTACAAGAGTTTTTTGTTCGCGCAGATTCCGGGATATACAGCGTTGCTGACTTGCGGGGCAGGACTATCGCTATAAACCTTGTCAGATCCTCATTCCATTATACCCTCTTGATGGCTTTGGAAGCGGTTGGTCTAAGTGAATCCGATGTAAACTTTATAATTCTGCCTTTTGACCAGCAAGTGCTCGCCTTAGTTAATGGGAGTGTGGATGTTATAGGGCTTATGCAGCCTCATATTCGCAACGCGGCTGAACGCCCTTATCTGAAAAGGCTTTTTACAACTCATGACGTATTCGGCAACAAACAATTTACCCTACACTTCTTAAACTACGAATGGGCGCAAAACAATGAGAAAACCGCAACGGCATTTGTCGCCGCGATAGCGGACGCCGCTGCGTGGATAGAAAATAATCAAGACGCGGCAAGAGAGATAATAGCAAGGCACACCGGGGTGGACATTCGATTTGTTGAAAATTATTATTTCCAGCCCAATGCAATGGTTGTGCTGGAGGATGCCCAAATTTGGCTTGATTATATGAGAGCGGCAAACGAAATAACTGCGGACTGGCTTCAGGTTTCCGATTTTGCCACAAACAGATTTAACCCGTTTGTTATGGAGGACTAAATGAAAAAAGAATTTAAAGAGGTAGCATTAAGCCTATTAAAAACGCCTGAAAAAAACACGCGTACACACCCTGAAAAGCAGATAGCGGAGATACGCCGCTCCCTTCAAAAGTGGGGGCAGTACAAAAACATCATCATTGATGAAAACAACTTTATGCTGGCAGGCAACGGGCTTGTGGAAGCCATGCGCGCTGAGGGCATGGAAAAGGCGCACGCCCTGATACTCTATGGTCTGACCGAAAACGAAAAGAAAAAGCTGATGATGGCAGACAACAAAACTGCAGGTCTTGGAATCGACAACCTTGCCAACATCGAGGAAATTATCCGCGAACTTAACGGGGACTTTGATATCCCTGGCTTTGATGACGATGTTCTTAATTCAATAAACGCCGCCTCTAACGAAATTTCCGCCGCTATGGATGATTACGGGAAAGCATCGGAAGAAAACCTTGCAGAAATTGATGCGCGATCCAATATCAATGAAGGGGAAGAAAGTGGAGACAGTTTAGATCCGGATGCAACAACGGGCGAACCGGAAGAGCGAGTAAGCGTAACCTGCCCTGAATGCGGTACAAAAGTATGGTTATAAAGCGGGAAGGCAAAAGAACTGTTCTGGAAGCCGCCGAGAAGCGGATAATCAACGCCTTTTCCAACGGGAAAAAAGTTTACGTGTCTTTTTCAGGTGGGAAAGATTCCCTGTGCCTTTTGGGAATAACACTCAAATTGGTCGCACAGGGAAAATAGACCCGTCCCTTATGGTTGTTGAATTTATTGATGAGGAAGCCATTTTTGACTGTATCGAGCGTACAGTGCTGGAATGGCGTAAAAAGGTATTGTTAGCTGGGGGAAAATTCAACTGGTTTTGTCTGGAGGTAAAACATTTCTCGTGCTTTAATCAACTTGAAGAGGACGAATCATTTATTTGCTGGGACAGCACACGAAAAGGGGCATGGATACGGAAGCCCCCTGCCTTTGTGATTTGGCAGCATCCGCGCCTTAGAAACCGAAAAGACACGTATCAGGATTTTCTTATGAAGCATAATTCCGACGGTATATGCATAACCGGGGTACGGATGTCGGAATCTGTTCAAAGGTCGAAGTATATGGCAAACTCTTTCTCTGCCAAAAGAGGGCTTGCCCGCGGAAATATGGTTTGGCCAATATACGACTGGAAAGATTCTGACGTATGGAGATATCTCTATCAGGAAAAGATAGACATACCGGAAATATACTTGTACCTGTACCAGACCGGAAGCTCACTGAAAGATATGCGGGTTTCCCAGTTCTTTTCAGTGGATACAGCCAAATCGCTTGTCAAAATGAACGAATACTACCCTGAGCTTATGGACAAGATAATCAAAAGAGAACCAAACGCTTATCTTGCTTCTCTTTACTGGGATAGTGAAATGTTCCGGCGTTCCACAAAAAACCGCAGAAACATAGAGGAACAAAAGGACTATAAGGCTGAAGTCTATAAGCTCCTGAAAGACCCGCGCAAGAATTTCCCCACAAAAGGTGGCATGGAAAACGCTCAATGGATGATCAAAATACTCCTTAAATACGGGTCCATCATCGAAACGAAAATTTATAAAACGATTTATGACTGCCTTATGGGGGGAGATCCAAAGGGAAGAACCAGGAGAGCCATAATAACCCATATAAATTACGAATATTCTCGTCCATACAGGGAGGAAAAAAGCATGGAAAATAAAATAAAAGCGCCATTGTCAACATTGCATTGGGTGGATCGGACCAAGTTAAAGGCAAACGACTACAATCCAAACAAAGTTTCAAGAGAGAATCTTGATCTTTTGGTTTTATCAATTCTCTCGAACGGCTGGACAGGCGCTATTGTCTGCCGTAAGGATTACACTATTATTGACGGTTTCCACCGGTGGACTGTTTCAGGTGAGGAACCATTGTTTAGTCTTCTTGGAGGCAAAGTACCGGTAGTTTTTGTGATACACAAAGACCATGCAGGAGATGTATACGGCACAGTAACTCATAACCGAGCAAGAGGAACACACCTTCTTGAACCAATGAAAAACATAATAAAGCAACTTCTTTCCCAGGGGAAAACAGTCAAAGAGATAGGAAAAGCACTGGGAATGAAGCCGGAAGAAGTGTTTAGGCTTTCAGACCTCTCAAAAGACCACTTCCTCAAACTCATGGCTTCACGTGCTGATGGCTACTCAAAAGAATTGTATATGCGGAAAATGTAGACTTTATATAAAAACTATACTAAAATAACAGAATATGAGTAGTTTTTTCTGTAGAGACTGTAAAAATCAAATAAGTGTTTCCGATGGCACGGTTGTTATTCAGTGTGTCAAATGTAAGGCTATGTATGCCATAGTCTCTTTAAGCAATGAGTACAGCTTGATGCTATCAGGGAAAGATACTATCGGAAAAGCGAAACTCAATGCTGATGATGTAAGAAAAGCCATAGTAGAATATCAAAATAAAATATTGGAAAATTTTAATCGACCTGACTGTCCAGAATGTGGCAAAGAAGCTTCGTTTAATGTTGAAAGAGGTAAAGGAATATTTTGTAATCGTTGCAATGCTTTTTTTGAACCTGAAAAATATCCTGACTTTTATGAATATTGCTATACCGATGATTAACAGCCCGGGTTTGCCTAGAGATTTCCAAGTGTAACATCTTGCCATTCTTAAAAAAGAGTATATAATTACACCATCTCAACCGGAGAAAATTTGTAGGTACTTTCAGCGGGAATTTGGATTGCGGGTGCTATTGACTCCCGAACTCGCGCTAGACACGGGGAAAATTTTAGCGGTTTCGTTTCGTTGGAGGATGATATGAGTGCAAAGGCGGCGGCGGCTAAGACTGAAAAGCGCGCGCTTGCGGCACAATCAGAGGCAGGGAAAAGCGCGCGCGCTACTTCAGCGCCAACAAAATCGAATAAGCGCGCGGCGGAGGCATCGGGGAAGGCGGCAAAGAGCGCAGAAAAATCAGCGGAGAGCGGAGCGCCGGCGGAAAGTACGGAGACTAAGGTTGTGGCGGGGAAGAAGCTAATCCGCACCAGCTTTTTGGCAAAGATATTTGACGTTGGGGCGAGGAGAATTCAGCAGTTAAGCGAGGAAGGAGTCATAACATCGGAGCCAGGCGGGAAAGATAAGGGCGGGTACTGGTACGACTTTGCCAAGTCCATTATTGCAATCGGCAGATACTATCAGAAAAAGGCAGACAGCCGTAAGTCTAGCAACTCTGACGAAATGGAAAGAGAGAAAATATTGCACATGAAAATTAAGCGCGAAACTGAAGAGTTGAAACTAGCGGAGTTGAGGAATGACCTGCACAGGACAGCAGACCTTGAAAGAGTTGTAGGTGCCGCACATACACGGCTTCGGATAAATCTGCTTGCTATTCCTGTAGGTGTCGCGCCGTTGATACGTGGCAAACAAAATATAAACGAGATTGCGGAAATAATCCACGAACGGATATATCGCTCTTTGAATGAGATCGTGGGAATGGACATCGATGAATTGCTTGCAGGGGAAGAAAGCGTAAGTCAGGAATAATCAGATGACACCAGTATCTGAAAACACAAAAACACTCTCCCTCCGTTTAATCGCTGTGTTAAGACCGCCTCCAAAAATTACAATATCAGAATGGGCTGAAAAAGAACGTGTCATATCGAGTGAAGAAACATCATCTCCTGGTCCGTGGTTTTCGGACAGAGCTCCTTACACAGTGGGAATAATGGATGCAATAAGTGATATGAAGGTTGAAAAGGTTGTGATTGTAACCGGCGCACAGATGGGAAAAACCAATGCCGGCATAATGAACCCGATAGGTTATTACATAACACATGACCCGTGTCCAATTATGGTGGTGCAGCCTACTATCACGATGGGAAAAACTTTTTCAGGAAAACGATTAGCCCCTATGATACGAGACACCCCATGCCTGCGCGGGAAAATTGCGGCAGAGAAATCAAGAAGTCCTGATAACAAAATACTTGAGAAAAACTTCCCCGGTGGTTATATCGTTATTGCAGGAGCAAACAGCGCACCGTCATTAAAATCACGCCCTGTGCGCATATTGTTATTTGATGAAGTAGATGAAGCGCCCATAACTTGGCAGGTCAAGGTGACCCTGTAGAATTGGCTGTTGCAAGAACAAACGCATTCCCGAACCGAAAGATAGTGCTAGTGTCTACTCCGACAGTAAAGGGAAAAAGCCGCATTGAGGCGGCGTTTATTGATTCAACCCAGGAGCGTTGGATGCACAAATGCCCTGAACCTGAATGTGGAGAGTGGTCACCGTTTAATTGGAGGCGTTTAGTCTTTGATGAAATAAAAATGTCCTGCCCTCACTGTGAAAAATTGTATACTAGAGAGGAGTGGGAAGAGAGCGGCGGAAAATGGGTAGCGGAAAAACCGGAGCACGAAGTTAGGGGGTTTCATGTGAACGCGCTTGATTCTCAGATACCGTGGGATGAACTGATTGCAAAGTTTGCGGAAGCTCAACGGTTGGCAAAAGCAGGTGATCACTCAAAGCTGATTACGTTCATCAATACAATATTAGCGGAGACATGGGAAGAGCGGGGGGAAACAATTGAATCTCATGTTCTGGAAACAAGGCGGGAAGTTTATGGCGCGGAATTACCGGATGGTGTTTGCGTTCTTACAATGGGGGTTGATGTACAGGATAATAGGCTTTGTTATGAAGTAGTCGGATTCGGGTTGGGTTATGAGTCATGGGGAATCGAATACGCAGAGATATTCGGAGACCCACGGCAAGGTGAAGTCTGGAATCGAGTAGATGACTTGCTTGCAAGAACATGGTCTTATGGGAACGGAAAACGCATCAGAATAAGCCGTGTTGCTGTGGACACGGGTGGTCACATGACACCACAGGTTTACGCATACTGTAAAGCCCGCCAGTCACGCGGGGTTTTTCCCATAAAAGGGCAAGGCGGCGACAGGTTGCCTCTGGTAAGACCGTCAAAAGAAAACAGGGAGAAAGGGTTATTCATCGTTGGTGTTGATGGCATAAAAGCCGATTTGGTATCATGGTTAAAAGTTGGAAACCCCGGGGATGGATACTGTCATTTCCCTAAAGATTCAGACGGTATCCCTATCAATGGGTATGATTCGATATATTTTGAGATGCTAACGGCGGAAAAACGGGTTATCAGGCAGGACAAAAAGGGGTTTGCGCGTTACGAATGGATTAAACCTGCAGGAACACGCAATGAAAGTTTTGACTGCCGTGTTTATGCAAGAGCGGCTTTGAGAATTATGGCAGCAAAAGATGATATAATGCTGAAACGGATACACTTAACAGAACCTTGGTTGGGTCAGGTTGATACGGAAAAAAATGATGCAAGTAAAAACATCGTTGCCGTAAATTCAAAGAAGAAAGAGCAAATTAGTAGAAACCAAAGAGCAAGGGAAAAAGGAATCACTTTATAAAGCGGGAGGATGTGATGTATGGAACTGACTGATAAAGAACTGGAAACAATTAAGAAAACAGTACGTGATGTTGAATACGGCAGTGTCACAATAAATATTTCGGCAACATCGGACAACTTTGACTTAAATGTCAATAAACGCATCAAAATTAAGAGGGAGACGTTAGCAGATAAAAAAACACTTGACACCAACCGGTAAAATACCCTTATAATAAGCGTAACAGTATATTCGGCTGACCGAATACGCGGAAGCCCGTGAAGGAACTGGAGAAGGTATGTCTTTCTCCCTTTACTTCACGGGCTTTTTTATTTTCCAAGCACATGGAGATTTTGAAGTGAGAAGACAGCGCACAGAAAGGTTAGTGAAAGCAAAAGTTGAGTTGGAACAAGTTGACGCTGCAATAGCCGCTATTCAAAATGGCGCACAATCTTACCGTATCGGAAGCCGTGGTTTGACCAGGGCAGATTTAAAGACTTTGTATGTTCGTAAAGATATGCTGGAAGATTTAGTTACCGCGTTGTCCGGTGGTAGCGGCAGGTTCAGGCAAGTGGTTCATGTGGGGTAGGCAATAAATGAACAGACCCATTTTGTATAATGAATACGGCAAACCGATTTCACAAACACGAAACAGGGTTCTTGCGTCCGGATATTCACATTCCGCAGCATCATTAACCAAACCTGTATTCAAGGGTTGGAACTGGAGCGGCGGATCTCCTGATGATGATATTGTTGCCAACCTGCCAATCATTCGACAAAGAAGTCGACAACTCACAATGGACGCCCCAATTATTGCAGGGCTTTATGAAACTCTTGCCACATACACTGTAGGTACAGGGCTGGTTCCAGAACCGGTTCCCGATGCTGATTTTTTGGGGATGGACGAGGAAAACGTTCGCAGGTGGAAAAACAATGTTTTGCGGTACTGGAAGATGTTCGCAGAGTCTCCAAACTGTGACACGTTCCGCAGGGATAATTTTTATGAATTAACCAAGCTTGTTTGCAGGGCGGCTGATGAAAGTGGGGACGTGTTTGTTACCATGCCCCGCTTCAAACGAAGTAATACTCCATTTGATCTAAAAATTCAAGTTGTGGAAGCAGATTGTGTCGCAGATCCTGATTCGTTAGATCGCATGAAACATGAGGACTTGGGAAATGACATTTTCGGTGGCGTGGAAATTTCCCAGTGGGGAAACGTTGTGGGGTACTGGTTCTACACCGGGCATCCATTGGCAAGCCGAAAGCCCAAAGCATTCAGGTACAACAACAAAGAATACCCGCGTTGGATTTTCATTCCGGCGTACGGCGCTGAAACAGGATTGCCCAATGTACTGCACATAATGAAATCGTTACGACCGGGACAGCGCCGAGGTCTTCCGCTCATAGCTCCTGTCATAGAACTGGCGCTAACACTTGACCGCTACATGAAGGCAGAAGCGATTGCCGCACAGATACAGGCCATGTTTACGCTTGTTGTAACATCTTCACACCCTGAAGCTGCAATGGGAGAAATGGAAGCGATGCAAGGTGAGGATGGAATGCAAGTCACTGAGGATAATGACAGCTTGATAGCCCTTGGTCCAGGCATTGTACAGTATGCCCGCCCTGGTGAACAAGTAACCCCTGTCCATCCAACAAGACCAACAACGGCGTTTGCATCATTCATGGAAACTACTTTGCAAATGATGGGCTCAGTAACTTTGCCTTATGAGTTGCTGGTGCAAAAATTCGGGCAGTCCTACAGTGCAAGCATGGCGAGCATGAATATGTCGCATACCAAATTCAAGGTTCGCCGTAGCAATTTGGTTTCAGATTTTTGCCAGCCTATTTATGCAGGGTTTATGGATGAAGCGGTAGTAAAAGGGTGGATTGACGCACCCGGGTACTTTGATGACCCCGTGGTAAGGCTTGCCTATCAAGGTTGCAAGTGGGCGGGAATTGGTATGCCGCAGGTTAATTATAAGGACGCCATAGTTGCTGCTGAAAAAACTGTAGCAAATGGATTCTCTACTGGTGGCGAACAATCCAGTGAATTAAACGGTTCCGATTACATGGAAAACTTGAGCATCAGAGCCAGAGAAGTAGAAGCGGCAAAAGCAGCCGGATTACTGCCTGTACCGGAGCAGGGCATAACAGGTGCGGCGGTAGAGACCACAGGAGAAAATGACAATGGCTAAATTTTATTCAATGCGGAAAATCCGCGCAGAGGACGGCGGTCAAGCCGCGAGAATTGACATATACGGGGAGATTAGTTCGCAAGAATTCTGGGGTGATGAAAAAACGCCCGCGCAGTTTATCGCTGATTTGAATGCATTAGGCGATGTATCAGAAATCAACATTCACATATTCAGCAACGGCGGCGATCCGTTTGCGGCACTTGCGATGTATAGCGAGATAAAGCGCCGCCCTGAAAAAGTGAATGTATACGTTGATGGCATCGCGGCTTCCGCGGCGACTTTAATATCATGTGCGGGTGACACAGTGTATATGGACGAAACCTCCATGCTAATGGTGCATAACCCGTATCAACTTTTGTGGTTTACCGGTCTGAACGCAGCTGAAGCGAGGGAGCTGGCTGATGAACTTGATAAAATTCGCGAACCTATGATTACAGCCTACATGAAAAAATCTGGCAAAACGTGCGATGAAGTAATCGCTCTCATGGACGGCGAAAGCGGAAAAGGTACTTGGCTAACTGCGGCTGAAGCGGTTGAGTTTGGTTTAGCCGATGCGTATACGCCTGAAAACAAAAAGCCGCTGGAAGTTGCCGCGCTGATTAAGCCGGGTGTGTATAACTATCGGGGGCATAAAATCGACCTGACAAAATTTGAAAACGCGGCGGAGAAAACTGCCGGGATAATAAACTCGACGGGAGGAAAAAACTCGACGGGAGGAAAAAACTCAATGGCTTTTTGGAATCGAACCAAAAAACAGGCTGCCAAGCCGAAAACGCCGCGCGCGGAAATATCGTTCGTGGAAATGGGTTGTCCAAGCTGTAACGGGGCTGTGTATTTGAATCAGGAAACTGGCGAGGTGTTTGCCGGTAAAACTGAAGCGGCAGAACCCGAAAACGACAAGGACAATACTGAAGTTTCGGCAAAATTGGCAAGGCGGATGCCCGGAAACATACGGGCAGTTATTTACACGGTTGATTGTCCGCACTGCGGCAATGAGTTTATCTGGGACACGGATGCTCAGTCCGATGGAGACCAAGGTCAGGAAGCAACAGACACAACGCCGATTGACGGCAGCGCTAAGGAGGAGGAAGGCGACAACGTAACAGACACACAAGCAAAAGCCGCGGTTGCCGTTTGTCCGAATTGCAGCGCTCAAGTCGGGTACGACACTGCAACGGCAGAAACAGGAACGGATAACGCCGGTTCGGAAGGGTACGTATTAACCTGCACCGAGTGCAAGGCGCAATTCGTTGAACCGTACGCGGCGGCTGTATCAGAAGTTATTCCGGTTGGCGCGACAGCGCAAGCTGCATACCGTGCGGGGGTGCAAGCTGAGCGGCGGCGGATACTTGCGCTGGATGAAATGCAAATAGCTGCACCTGGTGCGGCGGGCATGATTCAAGCCGCAAAGAAATCAGGCACATCCGTTGAAACGATGGGGCGGAATGTTATCAAGGCGTTAGCCGCCCACCCGCAACACGGGAGCGCGGGCGCAGGGAAGTTTACCGCCGCGTTTAATCGGGACTTGCAGGCAAGCGGTGTGAATAATATGCGGACTCCGCAGCACGCCACGAAGCCCAAGAGCATACATGACGCGGCGTATGAAAGGTATGCCACGGAGTACAACAAAGGGAGAGGGGGAAGCAATGCGTAATTTATTCCATCCAAAAATCGCACAATCGGAAACTGACGATCTGTATAACGGGACACAGGTTTTCAGGCTTACAAGACCGGTTGACATAAGCGGCATTTCAGCGACGGGCAGTATTGTCAAACGCGGGACACCGCTTGCCAGCACTGACGGCAAGGAATTTAGCGTGTGGGCGCAGGGACGAAACATTGCAGGGATTTTGCTGTTCGACATTGACCTGTCTGAAAAGGAAGAGGCTCAAAACGCCGTTTTAGGATATACCGGCGAATTCAATCGCAACAAAGTAGAGGAAGCACTCGGCGGGGAGTTACCCGAGGGAGTTGTTGCACAGGCGTTCAAGGATAACATCCATATCACCGCCAGCTTCAAATATCCGAAAGTCGAAACTTTCCCGCTGGGATAACAGGGAGGCACAAACATGGGTGTTCAAGGAATAAATACAACTGACAGAAACGGGGTACAACGGACGCAGATCGCTCCTATCGAAACGATTCTGCCAAAATCACGGTTTTTCAGCACGTACTTTATGGGCGGTGCTGGGGAGTTTTTGCCCTCGGCGTTTGTCGAATGGGATTATCTCACCAAAGGGAACCCGCTCGCACACTTCGTTGGCGACGGGCTGACAGTACCGCCGACAGAACGCGGTACATTCAAAACGGCGCAGATTGAAACCCCAAGGTATCAACACCGGAAGGTTCTTGGTCTGAAAGATATGAGTCACCGTTTGCCCGGCGAACCTTACGGCTCCATGCCGTCCAGCATGTTCAAAACATTGCAGGAAAGAGCGGCGCGTCTGCGCTTTGAGGATGATGTTGAGTGCGTTGAGGCTGTTGCCGATTTGCGCGAGCTTATCGTTGCAAGGTTTATCACTGAGGGTATTGTTAAAGTAAAAGGTCATGGCGTAGACCGAGAAATTAACTACAACCTCCCAAACAGAATCAAGCTAATTGGTGACAGCGCATGGAAAAAGGACGGTGTTGCAGGTGTTCCATTTGAAGATCTGCGTGGATGGATAAGGTCGCTCAAGCGTTTGGGATTTAACCCTACCGAGGCGATAATGTCACCGGAGGTTTGGCGAATACTTGAGGCTGACAAGGAGTGGGTTGCTCAACTTGATAACCGCCGGACAGAAAAAGGAACCATTGCGCCTATTGAGGCGATTGAATACGGAGCACCTGCCTACATGGGCACGGCGCGCGATCCGTTCCTGGATTTCTACACGCAGGAGTCTGAGTACTACAATATCGAAACCGGCCAGATGGAGAGGCACCTTCCCATAGGCACGGTTATTCTTACAACTGCCGAATCAAGACGCAACCGTTTTGTGTACGGATCGATTGACTACATGGAGAGCGGGCAGTTCCGCACGGTCTCCGGTGAGTTTATCAGAGAAGAGTGGTACGACGATCGCGCAGCAACCACTGAGGTTTTGGTAACGTCCAGAGCCGTACCCATCCCTGCCAACATCAATTCGTGGCTTGTTGCCCACGTTCTTTAAGGAGGACTGTAAATGTCAAAGACATACGTAACACGTTGCATCGTGAAAAAAGGTGGCAAGGTGTACCAAAAAGGTGATGTCATAAGCGACTTGACCGAGGAAGAAGTCAAAAAAGGACTTGCTCAAAATTGGCTGATTTGTGTCGGGAATAATCCTGCTACCAATGAGGAAGATTCCAATAAGTCAGGCAAAACGATTGACCGGATGAACAAGGCGGGGCAAGCGTGACATTCAGCGAACAGGTTAAAGCCGACACAGATAACGTATTTTTCAACACAGGTGAGTTTGCTGAAACCGTTATCATTGACGGCAGACCTGTTCCTATAATTCGTGATGATGATGCCTTGAATGGAAAATCAGATGTTTATGCTATGGGCTTGGCTGAAGGCGAACAGTTTATCTTTGTACGTGAAGGAGATATGTTCCGCCTTCCCCAGCCCGGCGAACAACTGACCAAAGAAGGCAAGCAGTGGTACATACGGCACGCCGTGCGAAACATGGGTGTGTTTGAACTGCGTATAGGGAGGGATCGCGTGCATGAATAAATTGAACATTAAGGCTGGTTTTGAACGCAAGGGTTACGACAAAATTATGCAGAAGCTTGGTATGGTTTCAAAAAGTACGACAATCATAAACGTGATCAATCAAGCGGCCAAACGCGCAGCTGCAGCCGGAGCCACCGAAACCAAAAGACGTATCAAAAGGTCATACACGCTCCGCCCTGAAAAAGTTAATAAGGCTGTTAGTACTTATGCGACCGGCAGTCCGCTTGACATGGCGATAGGCGTAAAAATTAGTGACAGCTCACATCCGCTTTCCCGCTTCAAATTTACACCGAAGAAGCCGCCTAAAAAACGTGGAATAGTTGTGTCTTCGGAAGTTAAAAGAGGGCAGAAGGACGTATACACAAAAGGCGCTTTTGTTCAAACAATGCCAAAAAACAATCACACCGGAATCTTTCAGAGGGAAGATGAAAAGCGCAAGAGCATGGATAGTCATGGAAGAACAATAGAGGACTCGAAAGAAAAAGTCCACATAAATCCGTTGTTCGGTCCGCCCGTTACAAAAATGGTTGAGTCCAATGACAATATAAACAAAGCCATTTGGGACAAAATGTTTGAGACGATGGAAGTTCGCGTCAACCATGAATTGGGGAGGTTGCTGAATGTTTGAACCTGTTGACCGCACCCCTATGGGATTAGTTGATGCTTTATGCGCTCGAATAAATGACTCTTTGGTTTCATATTGGCAGGAAGCGGAACAGTTTGAAAGCGGAGTAAGCGAACAATTCCACGCGCCCCACGTGCACGCGCAGCAGCTTCCGGTAAGCCTTACAGCATCGCAGGAGCGGGATAAATCAAAGGATTATCCTGTTGTCTTGGTAATGTGTGAAAGCGGAAAAATCGAGAGCTTCAGCAAAGTTGATATGAACGCATCAATAAAAATTTCCGTTTACTTCGGCGGCTACTACAACAAGCCGGATAACCAAGGCTGGCGTATACCGGCGGCGATGCTCTGGCAGGTTTTGCGGGATTTATTGTCTGACACCATACTCGGCGGGTATCAGCTCACTGTTCCTGTTGTGTGGGGTGAATTAAACGGTAGGGAGCCGCCGTACTACACGGCGAAGCTTGAAACGATATGGAAAGGTAGCCCCCCGGCTATCGAAGTTCCCTATGAAGGGATTGGAGGGTAGTTAATTGGCATATTTTCACGGCATAAGAATGACCGAGAGTCCCACGCCTTTGCAGGTTCCGGCTGCCGTAGATTCGGCATTGCCGGTGGCGGTTGGCGTGGCGCCTGTCCATAGGCTTGAGAATCCGGAAGGGGCGGTGAACAACCCGGCGCTGATAAGCAGCTTTGCTGAAGGCGTAGCGGATATGGGTTATATGGACGCACCGCACTGGATGAAGTTTCCGCTGTCCATGATGCTGTTTTCGCAGATGCGGCTTCATCGTGTCAGCCCGCTCGTGCTTATAAACGTGTGGAATCCGCTTACCGATATGCGAGACGTAACAGAGGTCGATATACCTGTCATCAACAAAGTAGCAACAATCACCGATCCAATGGCGATGATAAGCAGGGTCACAATCCACCGCATCGCCGATGGTCAACCGGATTACCAGCGGGGAGTTGACTACCTGCTTCGCTACGACGGTGATAATTTGCAGATAACTGTCATTGAAGGTGCCGGTCTTGCAACGGTGACCGCACTGACGGTTACTTACGGTCAAGCCACGGTTGACAACGTAACGGCATCGCACATTGCCGGCGGGGTTGATCCTTCCAGTAATGCGAAAACTGGCATAGCGCAGATTGACGAAGTTTTCTCAAACTCGCGCAGAATTCCCGGATTCCTACTTGCTCCGGGCTGGAGTGACAACCCAGAGATAGCAGCTTTACTTATGAGTAAGGCGCAGCATCTTGAGGGAGAGTTCAGTTGCATAGCTCTGATAGACGCACCGACAACTGGGCGATTTGCGGACTACCGTAATATCGTGCAATGGAAAAATGACAACAGCATCGTAAGCCCGTTTGCGTTTTGTGACTGGCCGTGCGTTGCTCTTGGCGATCAGGTGTTCTATCCATCTGTAAGAATCGCGGGGATGCATGGAGAAGTAGACAACCGCAACAGCGGGTTGCCGTTTGAACAAGCATCCAACAAGAACTTAAACATGACACGGCTTTGCGACAAGGACGGCAACACAATACCCATGATGTCCGTAACTGAGGCAAACGTACTTAACGCAAACGGCATCGGCACGTTTATCAACATGGACGGCTGGCGTGCTTGGGGCGTTGAAACAACAGCGTTCCCCGGAAGCACGGATATTAAGGATTTTGAACGCGGGGTGCGCCGTATGTTTAGCTTTACCCAGAATGTTGTCAACAGAACCATGTGGCAAAACGTAGACCGCCCGATTACAAGGCGGCTTATCGACAGGGTGCTTCTAACAGGCAACGAGTTTTTAAACAGCCTGCGTTCAAGGGAAGCCATAATTGGCGGCCGCGTAGAATTTTTGCAAGAAGACAACAGTGCGCAAAGCCTCATGAGCGGCAAGAAGAAATTCCGCGTATTCCTTACCCCGCCCGGAGCGGCAAAGGAAATTCATTTCGATTTCAGCTATGACCCGAATTATCTTGACGGGCTGTTTTAATTAGGAGGCACAACTATGAGAAATGGAATTGCAGCCAAAAGCAATGTTTTTAAGCTTTTCGATTCTGAATCCGGCATGGCTTTAGACGGAGCATTAAATGTTGAGCTGCCCAACTTTGAACTGAAGGCTGAGGCGTTTTCAGGAGCCGGTGTTGGCGGTGAAGTTAATGTGCCTGCTCCCGGTGTTATGTCACCTGTAACGGTGACCATAAGCTACCCGATTATCTACGGCGACATAACCCGGTACATGGAACTTGGTAGTACGCGCACCTTAGACTTGCGCAACGAGATCGTCGTAAAAAATCCCGACATGCACACCCTTGAAAGAGTGTCCAACCGCTGGGTACTCAAAGGACCGTTAAGCGGCGCTAATCCAGGTTCTATCGAGCAGGGGGCGGCAGGCGAGGCTTCAGTTGTGATGCAAGTTTACTACGCTCACCATTGGCTTGACGGCACTGACGTACTGGAGTGGGATCCGTTCAAGTATATCTACACCGTCAACGGCAACGACATGATGGCAGCAACACGGCAAAACATTCTCGGATAAGGAGAAACTAAATGTTTAATGGAACAGTAACTGTAAAACTTTCAAACCCCATTAAATGGGAGGACAGGGAAATATCGCAAGTAAATCTTGATTTCGACAAAGTAACTGGTGCGGTAATAAACCAGTGTGAGCGGGAAACATTCCAGGGCGGAAATCTTTCTGGGCTTGTTCGCAGCATGAGCGCCGAGTACTGTGCGAGAATGGCGGCGTTAATTTCCGGTATTCCGTTTAGAGCGATTGAAAAGCTCAAAGCTGAAGATTACGACTGTGTGTGGCAGACCGTGGGTGCTTATGTGGGCAAGCAGAATCCGCAAGAATTTTACAACCAATTTGTAGAAGGGATAGAAGGGGATGAGGAATTTTTTACCGATCCGGCGGAAGAGCCGGAGAAGTCAGAATAAGCACAGAAGTAACACCCTTTGATTACTCTGACCCGTCAGAGTTCATCAGAAATACGGTAGCCGGAATCGCGGTGGTGCTGAACACTTCGATAACGGACTTGGAAAAAATGCCGCTGTCTGAGTTGTTGGCGTATAAAGTCATCGCCGAAAACTTTGTCAAAGAGTCGCAGAAGCAGAGGTGACAGATGTCAGGAAAAAGAAAAACCATTTGGGATTTGGCTCTGCAAATTACAGGGGACGGCGATGGGGCGAAAACTGCCCTACGGCAAGTGCAACGGAACATCAGAGAGGTGCAGGCGGCAAGCAAGCAATTAAGCGGAGACTTCCGCAGATTTGCAAAAAGCGCCGGCAGGCTTGGTCTTGTTGTTGCCGGGGGAGTTGCCGCCGCCGGCGTTGCCGTTGTTGGTCTTGCCAACTCGTTTGCCGAAACAGGCGACAATGTTGCCAAAACTGCAGACAGGCTTGGCATGGGAATCGAGGCGTACCAAGCATTGGGATACGCTATGCGGCAATCAGGCATGAGCGCTCAGGAATTTGACAAAGCCCTGACAACATTCACGAACACCGTCCGACAAGGCGCGGCAGGAAACGAAGCTTATAAGCGCCGTCTTGCCGAGATTGGGCTTTCCGCCCAAAGCCTTGCAAAGATGAAGCCGGAACAGGCAGTTGAAAGGCTTGCGGACTTTATGAATACGCTCCCCAGCGATGCAGAAAGAACAAGGATGGCAATAGAACTATTTGGGCGCTCCGCCGGACCGCAAATGATGGCCGCGCTACGGCAAGGATCGGCATCGATACGGGACTTAAAACAGGAAGCGCACAGCTTGGGTATTGTCATGTCGGAAGAACAAGTCCGTCAGGCTGAATTCTATCAGGACGCGCGCACAAGGTTGCGGGAGTCGATAACAGGATTAAGAAATCAGTTCATTGGGGCGGCTATAGGACCACTGACGGAAGCAATGGGGCATTTAAAAAGGGTACTGCTTGAACAGGGACCAGCCATACGGCAGCTTGGACAGCGATTTGGCAACTGGTTGAACGCGGCGGTACGGCGGTTGCCCCAAATAATCGCCGGAGTAAGGGAATTTGGCAGGTGGGTATCCGACAGTGTGGCTCGTGTGAGAGATTTTGTAGGCGGCTGGCGTAATCTGGGGCTGATTTTGGGAGGGCTGGCGGTTGCCCCGACGTTAATAAGCGGGTTAAGGGTGGTATGGTCGCTTGGTTTGTTCATAAAAACCGCACTGACGTCAATTGTACCTATACTGAAAGGGTTAAAGGTTGGTTTTGTATTCATAGCTAAGGCAGCCCTTCCGATAATCGCGATAATAGCCGCTGTTGCATTGGTAATTTTCACAGTAAAACGCAATTTTGATGTATTGCGCCAACATGCTATTAGTTCGTTTGAACGAATTAAGGCTGCCATCGCCGAAGCAACAGGTGGAATCTCGGTTGACTGGGAGCGATTCGGGGAAATTGCAAGAAAAGTTTTAGGAGTCATAGTCCATCTTTTGGAAGGGGCGGTACTGGGAGCCATTAAAACCGTTATGAGTGGTATAGCCAATCTTGTGCCAGTTGTAATAGGCGCATTCCATGCACTGTGGAATGTTGCACAGCTAATCCTTTGGCCAATTGAAACTGTTATCAGGGTTATTGTCGGACTTATAACCGGAGGATGGGCTGGTGCACTTGATGCACTCGGAGGTCAGTTTGAAAGGTTAGGTGAAATTTTCGCAGGAGTGTTTCAAGGGCTGAGAGCTGCAGGGAGTGGAGCTATTACTTTTATTACTAACCTGTTTCAAGACGGGTTTAGAATAATTCAGAATATCGCTGACAGCCTTGCAGACAGGTTCGGTGGTGTATTTGAACGTATCCGCGACAAGGTGGAGGCGTTCATCGGTTTCTTCACACGCAAGTTTGAATCTGTAAAGAATGTTTTCGCCAACATCGGCAGTATAGGGAATGTTTTGGGCGGCGCAAGAGATGCGGTATCAAATCTTTTCAATCGTGGGCAGTCCGAACCTATCCCCGGTCATGCGAAAGGTGGGATATTCAAGTACCGCCACATAGCCGAAATTGCCGAGAAAGGCGCAGAGGCTGTAGTACCGTTAAACAACTCTGCGCAAGGGTTTAATATCTGGAAACGCGCAGGCGAGTTGGGCGGCTATCTTCCCGCCGATTATGATTCTTCACCCCTTAGGGACGCGGCGGTTCAAAAAATATCAAGCGGCGACAAAAACGCCATAGCCATTGAAATAAAAATGACAAACAATTTTAGCGGAGGAACATCCGACAAAGATACGGTCAATCAATTGTCTCAAGCTGGTAAAAAAATGGCTGATGATTTTGAGGCAAGAGTTAAAGCGGCGTTAGAGCAAGTCATGCGTGACAAGAGGCGGGTGTCTTATGCTTAACAAAGTTTTGACTGCTCAAGGTGATACATGGGATTCGATTTCGTTTGCTCTTTGGGGGGATGAAAGCTTTGCCCATGCGCTCTTGGCGGCAAATCCTTCACTGCGGCAAATCGTGCTGTTCGAGGAACCGGCTTTGATAAACGTGCCCGCGCGCCCTGTCGTTAAGGAACAGCGGCTGGAAACATTGCCACCGTGGAAGCAGGGGGTAAGTTTATGACACTATCGCCGCGCCGTGCATGGGTGGAAATTGAATATAACGGCAAGGATATAACCGAAGCCATAACCGACACGATCATAAGTTTTGACTACACCGAAAGATCGTCTGACGAAGCTGATGAACTTCGATTGTATTGTCACGACAGAAACAACAAATGGATAAACGCTTGGTATCCTAAACTGCGAATCAAAGATGATGAACCGGGAATAGCGCTGTCCGGTGAAGGATGGAGCTTTGAGGATTCCACAGGGGGCTTCGGTGATATTACGTTTACGCCTGTTATAAATAATGCCGTCCCCGGCACAATATTAAAGGCGAAAATAAGAGCGGATAGCTGGAACGGGATAGGGCAAACAGCGACTATTGACTGCGGGGCGTTTGAGGTTGACGGTGTGGATTATGAGGGACCGCCGGATATTGTTATCATAAAGGCGGTTTCTACTCCGTTGGCATCAACAATGCGCCGCGTGGAAAAATCGCGCGCGTGGGAAAACACATCCTTACAGGAAATCGCTGAGGAAATCGCATCGGATGCAGGTCTAAGTTTAATGTTTGAGGTTGAGAGCGACATAGAATTTGATCGCGTGGAGCAACTGCAAGAATCGGATATGTTTTTTTTGCAAGGATTAGCTCGACAATACGGCGTGTCGGTAAAAGTAACGGATGAAAAAATTGTGTTGTTTGAAGAAGTTGTCTACGAGCGGCGGGGCATAGTTGATAAGTTTAGGAAAAGCGATCTTGGTGTAAGACTTTTGGGTTATTCTTTTTCACAAGATACAAGTGAATCGGTGTACAAAGTGATTTGCGCGTATAAAGACCCCAAAAGCGGACAACTCGTTCATGCGGAATATTCCCCGCCCCAGCCGCCGGCGACAAGGCAAGTCTTAATGGTTAATCATAGACCGGGCGATCTGCGTGGTGATAATTTTCGGGAAGAAGAGAGTTCGGCACAAGGTAGGAGTGGCGGTACGTTTGATACAGGCTTTTCTTCGTTTGACTCCACCGCGGATGATTTTGATGATTTGCGTGTTGATGCCACTGACAAAGCTTTAATTTTGGCTCAAGCCTTATGCAGGGATGCAAATAAAAAAGAATGGACTGCTACGATTACCGTAGTTGGTAATGTGCTTATGGTTGCAGGAGCAACAATACAACTTAGCGAGTTCGGCGTGTACAGTGGGAAATACTTAATCTTTGAAGCGAAGCACTCGGCAGGTGGCGGATACACTACCACTGTAAAAGCGCATCGGGTTTTGGGGTATTGATATGAAAAAAAGCATGTTACATCACGGGCAAGTTTCAGAGCGCAATGTAAAAAACGCTTCGGCGCGTGTGGCGATGGATGATTTTGACGGCATGGTTTCGGGGTCAATGCAAGTTCTGTTTCCCGCAATCGGCGGGTGGAATATGTTTTACACGCCGAAAGAAGGCGATCACGTTGTAATGTCGCGCCTTCCCAACGGGCAGCAAGAGGGGCATATACTTGGCAAAGTTTATACCGCATCTAAGATGCCGCAGAACGGGGCTGTGGACATAATCCTTTTGGTAAGTGATGACGGCAAAAACGTTATAAGGTTGGACGGCGTAAACGGCACGATGGATATAATATGCGATCAAGGGTGTTCGCTGAAAGCAAAAAACATCGACATTGAAGTAGCGGAAAATGCGACTATTGACGTTGGCAAAAACCTTGCAATTGATACAGGTGAAAATCTCACAATTGATGCGGGCGATAATATCACTGCCAATGCGGGCGCAAATGTCGACATCCACGCTGATGATAACATAATGGTAGATACCAACGCCGGTGTAGCCATCAACGCAGAAGCGGATGTTGCGATTGCTGCCGCGGCATCTGTAGCTATAGAAGCGGGAAACGATGTATTGATAGAGGCGGGGAACCATGTAACGGTAGAAGCAGTGAACGATGCTAAGTTTGGCAGTTCTACAACAGGGCTTGTTGAATTAGGGAACAGCGTTGATACAGTTGGCGGGCTGTTGCTGGAAATGTGTAGGATAATGCGCACGAAAAAAACAACTGGTTCTCCGGCACTTCACACAACATCACCTGATACAACAGCGGAAATTCTAGCGTTTGAAAATATCATAAGGAGGGTGTTGAAGTAATGGCTTTGAACAGTACTTATGAAGCTCTTTTTCTTTCGATGCGTGGGATGCCGGTTGGAGGGGATGAACTATATTCAAATGGATTAGCAGAAATTACAAGTGCTTTTGCAAATACACGGAGAGCTAATCTTACAGCATATCCTCACACTCCCACTTCTTGTTCTAGCAGTCCCGATTTATGTAGCGCTATGATTTTGGCTTCTTGTTTTGCTATGCGAACAATTTCAAGCGGAGGCAACAGGCGGCACGCTGATGATGTTGGGGCGGCGTTTCATCAAATGATTATGATCGGGTTTGCTCCTACGGTATTCATGGGAAGTCTATCATCCTTACAAGATGATTTGTATACCGCTTTTGAAAACGGGCATGGAGATGATGATATAGCCGGGCGTATGGCTGAAGCAGTAACGAATTATTTGTCCAATGGCGGGGCGATTTAGGAGGACGTTATGATTGTTGGAGCATGGGGACCTGTAGTTTTCCAAGTATCGGGAAACAGAGCGTTTACATATTCAGAGTTTACCCGCAAATCTCACGCCCGATGGGAAACTCACCCGACTTTGATAGGAACGCAAACGTCTGAATTCCTTGGTCCGGGTCAGGACGAAATTGAATTTCAAATAATACTTTCTAAAATGCTGGGTGTTGACCCAACGGCAACGTATGAACTTTTGAGGCAGTTAATCAGGCGCGGGCAGCGCTTTCCGCTCATTTTGGGAGGACTGCCAGTGTCGCTGAACTTGTGGTATATAGAAGAAATAATGGGTACTTCCAGCATTTTTGCGCCGGGTACAGGACGGATATTGTGGACAGAGTTGACGGTACTGGCAAAGGAGTACACATGACGCACGATGTATCATGGGAAACCACTCCTAACGAAGTAGCCTACGGCACAACAGGTATTGCCGAAGTTAAGCAGAATGTAAGAACAATCATTTTAACCCGAAAGGGAACAGTTCCGCTGGATCGTAATTTTGGCATCTCGTTTGATTTTCTGGACACCCCGATAGACACAATCAAGGCGAAAATCGAGCAAGAAATTTTCATGGCGTTGCATACATACGAACCGCGCGCTGTATTTAGGCAGGTGTTTTGGGACGGAGATGCCCTTTCAGGCAGAGTAAGCCCCAGGGTTTCGATAGAGGTGGTGTTGAATGATGTTTGAAGATTTGCGATTCGCTCAAGATGATGCCAGAGTTTTAGCTGAACTGTTGCAACAACTGTATGAGCAAATACGCCGGGCAAATGGGGAGCCGGGATACAGGCTGGCAAAAGCGGCACCGGAAAGAATTGTCCAGTTAGCCGAAGCCTCGGTTTTGGCGCAGGTCAATCACGACATAGACGCAACAGGCAAAGGTAATCTGCTGTTTTTTGCAGGCGAAGAAACGATTGAACACATCGGCTATTTGTACGGCGAACGTGGCAAGCGCCTCCCCGCATCATTTGCCATGACCAAGATAAGGTACGGTCTTGCGGTAGTGCGTTCATCCGTTACGTTTATACCAAGAGGCTCAAGGACAACGCCGGGTGGCAATTTGTTTTTCGCTACAACCACTGTAGCAGAAATCCCTCCCGGTGAACTTTATGTGGACGTAGACGCGCAGTGCCAGACGGCAGGCTTGGCGGGAATGGGGTTTGAAGTCGGCAGTATCAGCAACATGGTGGACAGGGTGCCGTTTATCGTTTCGGCGGAGAATATAACAGAAACAAGCGGCGGAGCGGAAAAAGAAAGCATAGAAGAGTACCGGGCAAGGTTGAGGATGTTACCGGAATCGTTTTCAGTCGCAGGACCTGACGGGGCGTATGAGTTTTGGGCGCGGTCTGCAAATCCGGGCATTACTGACGCGCGCGCGTGGATGCCAGAACTGGACATCCCGGCTTTTGCGCAGTTTCTTTTACCGTGGGGAATAACGGACGCGGCAGGGTTTCTTGCGGCGTTGAACAGATATTATTATGAAAGCGGAACAGGCCCCGGAAACGTCAACGTAGCGGTGTTGATGCGGGATGGTGAGTTGCCATCAGAAGAAGTGCTGGAGCAAGTTAGCAAAACGCTTAGCTGCAGCACACGGCGACCACTTACAGATTTTGTCCACGTCATAAAACCTGAAACTAAAGAATTCTCGGTTTCTGTAAAGTATTGGATCAACATGGAAGATTCGACAGAGGCGCTAAGTATCATACAAGCGGTGGAGGATGCTGTTGATAATTACATCGCATGGCAGGTATCGCGGTTGGGTTTGGACGTAGTGCCATCAACGCTTTACAAAATGATCATGAATTGCCGTGTAAAACGTGTTGAAATTTTAAGTCCTGTGTTCACAATTTTGGATCCCGGAACAGTAGCCATGTTTAGCGGTGAAAAAGAAATCAATTATATGGGCTTGGAGGAAGCATGAAGCTGGATGACGTGGATATTCTGAAAATTCTGCCTCCTAATATAGCGGATGACCGCAATGTCAAAATGATGGGTCAGGCGTTTAATGAGGCGCTAAAGGACATAATTGTAAAAATACCCGGCATCGCAATAATTCCGAACCTTGTAAGGAATGAGATAATTGAACACTTGCTTTTGGATTTGCTGGCATGGCAATTTTGCTGTGATTTCTATACGCCTGATATGCCCATACAAACAAAGCAGCAAGTGATAGTTCGTTCACTGGACTGGCATACACGCAAAGGGACACCTTCGGTTGTTGAAGAAATTGCCTCGACAGTTTTTTCGCATACTGAAATTGAAGAATGGTATCAGTACGGAGGTGCGCCGTATCATTTTAGGATATTGGCGGCAACAGATGAAGAGCTACCGGATCAGGATACATTTAATGCGCTGGTACGCGCTATAAATTCGGTGAAGAACACCCGTTCTTATCTTGAAGTAATTGACGCAATAAAAAATGGATTTGCTCATGTCTATGTCGCACTTGTGCCGTGCATAACAAAAAAAATGGCAGTACCTTCAACAGAAAATGAAGCGCATGCGTACGTAGGAATTACTGCGTTGCTTAATGGTCAGATTTTAGTTCCTGCAAATGAGAATGGAGCGCATTTGCACTTTGCTGCAATGCCTGAATTGAATTGTTCAATAAATATTTTGTCAGGGGAGGAAACACTATGACAACTTTTCAAAGATCACAATTGACGTTGTACGGTTTACAGCGTATCGCACGGGCGCATGAAGGTGAGCGCATGCTATTCACAAGCATGGGACTTGGCGATGTGATGCTAAGCGGTAACTTGAATGAGATAACAGAGCTGGAAGGAGAACGGCAGCGGTTTCCTTTGGCAGGCTCAAGGGTTTCAGGCAACAACTTTTGGGCATCTATTAGACCAAAGGAAATCAACGACCCGGCGGGACTTTATGTGCGGGCTATAGGGCTTTATATAGCAGACCCTGCAAACGAGGATGACAGGAGTTTTGACAGGCTGTATGCGGTATCGACTATAACGCCTGACTTTTCAGGAGACGTCGGAGCGATTGCGTTTATTCCGCACAACCTTACTAATGCAGAAATAAATTACGACATCCGACTTAATACAATTATTTCACCGACAGCGTTGGTTGAGATTGTGGGCGGCATTGGCAGCATCGGAATTGCGTCAGATTTTGAACTAGGGCTTGTAAGATCGTCCAGGGAGATTTTCCATGTAGGCGTTGATCATGGCAGCGGAAGAATGAGCGTGAACGGTCTGTCTGAAGAAATCGCGGGCATAAAAGAGGACATTGCGCGCTTGTTAGAAGGCGCGGGCTCTTTCGGCGGCGATGTTTCCAACGTAGTAAACTCCCCGTGGTTTAACCCCGGTACAATGCTGGGTGGCATTTCGTGGAGTGACCCGACAATTGAGTTTGAGTACATAGAAATTGTCAGCGTTTTAGGCGGCGGCGAAGTTATCGCGCGGATAGAGCCGGGCGTACAGTTCTGGCAACCGCCGGAAGGGACGCACCAGTTTAGGATACGGGCAAAACTGCCATCTGGTAATTCCACGCGCGGGATTTTGTTGCCTGAAACAACTTACGAAAGTGTTTACAGGGCAAACTTGATGTCGGTGACAATTCCTATGGCGGCGGCGAATCAGGTTGTTTTGGTTTTTGACAACTTTGTAAAAATCACCGATGCTTCAGGCTTTAGTATTTCTGGAACAAGTGATGCTTTAGAGTTTCTTGACCAGCCTGATGCGCGGACAATACGCCTGCGTCTTTCAAGCCGCTTCTTTACCCAGCACGGCGCATACTCTTTGAGCTACGATCCGGCGGCTGGAAATGTTTTGCAGAATGACGGCACACCGATTGACCCGATAACAGGGCACGCGATTGAAAACTATGCGGATTATACGCCTGCGATTTTTACCAGCGCGCAAATCCCGCAAGAAGAACCGGCAACCCTTGTTCTGGTTATGAGCCGCCCGATAAAGATCACCGACCCTACCGCCTTCACTTTGTCAGGCACAACAGCAAAGATCGCTTCTATTGTTTCTGACGGGGTTACTATCGAGTTTGCCCTTGATGAACCTGTAGATCACTCAGGCGTTGAATCTGATGTGCGCCTGTCTTTCAGCGGTGTTGGAGCCACCGATGACGCTGGGCAGCAGGTTGAAGCGTTTACAGATCGCGCCGTTACCAACAACAGCACAAATAGGGCTATAAGCATTCAGACAGCCGAAGTGCCCGCGAACAACTCACTTCATTTGATTGTTGTCATGCAAGGCGCTGTAAAAATGACAAACACTAAAGGCTGGTCGCTTGTGTCTCTGAATCAGGAGAGACTGCCTGATTTGTCGGAGATGGAGTTTTCAATAAGTGATGGGACAATCACTTTTCAGCTTAACATTCATTTGCTTGCCGGCAGGGTTTTTACGGTTCACTACGACGGAAGTGGCACGCTTCGCTCGGCAAGCAACAACGACAAAATAAGAGCGTTTTCACATACGGTGATAAACAACAGCACGAACATCGGCGGAATACCAGCCGGAGGCTCGGAAAGAAACTTAGCGATTGTCGTGCGCGGGCGGGAAAACCAGAACGCGGCGGATGTAAGAGAAATCTGTGAACTTGTACATGAGACTATCGCTTTGAGGCAGGTGAATAATTTAAATCACGACTTTTTCTTTCTGGCGCCAACAGAGGAAAACCCGTTTAGCGTTCCGGCTTTCAATGTGAATGTAACACACAACGCAGACCTTGGGGCACACGGCAGGCATTTAGGCTTTAGAATTGTGGCGAACAACCCGCACATGGGAAGAAACGGTTTTAATAAGGAGCATGTAATTTTCAGTTCGATGAACCTTATCGGCGCGACTGTAATGAATGATGCCAATACAACCGTCGGAGGGTATGCCGCGAGTCGAATGCGACAAGGGCTGCTTAACAATATGATTCCGGCTCTTCAAAGACAGGGAATACCGTTTTCTGAATCGTGGATGGTAGCCCCACCGCGCCATGTCTCAAGAGGCGGGACGGCGGCTAATCCAGGGCATGATGTCATCAGCGACCAGCTCTTTCTGCAGACAGAGTTTGAGTTATTTGGGGTGCATATAAGGTCAAACGCAAATGCGGAGAGGGCTTCAAACCAGGGGAGATACGGATTTTACAATAGTGACGCCCGCCGAGATAAACGTGGTTGCACTGGCTCAGGCGTAGCAGTAGGAACAACAAATGGAATGCATGGAAGCGGGTGGTGGTTGGCATCTCACGATGCTAACCGCCCATATTTCATCCGTATAGCTAGTGGCGGCTCTTCAGCTGGAATGCCTTGGAACACCTTTGGCGTTGCCCCCTGTTTCTGTATCGCGTAGCGGTGAGTTATCACCCGCCCCATTGCGGGGCGGGATGCCGGAGGACAAGGGGGAACAGTGCTTGAGCAAATTCAAATGTGGGCTATTACCCAAAAGGAAAGGTGATGGAAACAGTTTACACAATTCAGCAGCTAGCCTATGATTTTTTCCGAATATATTTCATTCAAATTCTTACGCTTATCGGTGTATTTTACCTGATGCTTTCAGGAACTCTAAAACAAATCATCAGCCGAATTTTGCGAGCGCGAAGACTTAAAGCCGGAAGCGTAGAAATTGAGTACGAAGAAAATGAATCACCGTACCAGTGCGAAAAGCCAAGATTATGCACAAGTCATTCAGAAATCATGGCGGAAACAAAAAACCAGAAAGTGGAAATTGAAAAGTTGATTGAAAAAACTAACAACCTGCAAGAACATGTGGATGAAATTTGGATAGACCAGTTGAAACTTGTTTTTTACAACAAAGATATGCCGGAAGCAGAGCGGATGATAGCGGGGCTTCGATGCATACGACATGGGCGGAACGGAGATATGCGTAAAGACGTTATTCAGATGATTCAAGACTACCCTGAAATATACGAAGTTGTCAAAAAATTAAAACCGCAATATGAGTTAAAAAACATGGAGGCTGAATAGTAAATTATTTGCACTTTGTAGAAGCGCTTTTAATAAAATAACTCAAGAGGAGCGAACTATGAAAGATTTTGTCGATTTTATGACAACGCAGCCCCAGATAATCTGGATAATTGCGTTCGTGGGTGCGGTGGCCGTTATTGGACTGGTCAATTTTCTTAAGTGCTTTATTCCTTACAAAAAGGCGATAAAGTGGATAGTCCTTTTCTGCTCGTTGGGCATCGCGTTTGTACTCTCTCCCCTAGTGCCGCCCATCGTAACAACCGTTGTGATTCTGTGGCTTTTAGTTTTGGCTATTTCCACTTTAGCGTGGGATGTTGTAGTTAAGGCTATCCCCAAAATTATAGGGGGGCTTATGAGTAAAGCCACCGGGGTTGATGTGAGAAAAGAGGTGGATGAAACCCGAAGGGAAATGAAGGTCAATCTTGGTGGGGAATTTGTTGCGATAGAGGGGAATGAGCATGCGCATCGCAATTAGTTCAGGGCATGGATTGCATGTGCCCGGTGCCCATACCATTCATGCAAATGAAGTTCTCGAAGCCCGCCGTATTACTCAAGATGTAGCAAGGCGTTTGAGAATCCGGTCAAGCCACCAAAGACCATTATCAGTTTTTGAATTCCATGATGATAATTCAAGGAATCAAAATGACAACCTGAATAATATCATTGGCTGGCATAACGGATTGGAAAACATTGATTGCCATGTATCCGTCCATTTTAATGCGGTGGCTGGAATGATGCAAACAGGTATCGGGGTCGAAACCTGGTTTCGGGAACAATCAGACCAGCCGCTTGCCGCTCATGTCACCGATTTAATTGCGGGGGCATCGGGATTAAGAAACAGGGGAGCAAGGAATAGCACCCAGCTCCGTTTTCTTAATATGGTTCGCGGGTCAAGGATTCTTTTGGAAATCGCATTCATTAACTCTGATACTGATATGCGATTGTATCGTAATAACTATGAAGCCATTTGTGACGCAATTGTAGATGGCTTATTGTCATAAGGAGTGGGAATGTGTCGGACGGGATTAGGAAAATTATTATTTTTGTTTTTCTCCTTGGTATTCTTGGTGCTGGCTCAATTCTCTTTACAGGCTGCCGAAGTCAACCGCCCGTTGTTATTGATACCTCCGATATTGACCGAGTTCGAGCAGAGTTTGCACAACTTAGAGAGCAATACCATCGCCTCGAACTTGCTCATAGGGAACTTGCAGAATCAAGTCAGTTCTTTATTGAATTCTATAGACGAACATCAGAGGCAATTGAATCAGGCCTCGACCGACTTGCTTATTATGGAACAGATAGCCTTGCAGAGATTTCAAGATTACGAGAACTCGTTGGAGTACTTGGAAGTATCGTTCAGAGCATCATTGATGCGGACGCAGGACTTAGAACGGGAGAATACTGAACTCAAGATAAGCATTGTCCGCAAGGATAGAACTATTGTTTTACTGTCAGCTGTCATCGGGTTAATGGTTATTGTTTTTGTTGCCCGTGTGGTAGTGCTGGTAAAAACAGGCGGCTGGAGCGGCTTATTGCGGCGACTGTTTTTTGGTGGAGGATAATATGAGTGGCTTTTTGATGATTTTATGGCAACTACCTCAATTTTTATTGGGGCTGTTGCTTATTCGGGTTTTAGGCGCGAAAGAACAAGAGGCGTGGGAGCATGAGGGCAAGCGCATCCGGTGGTGGATGTTCAAGCGGCAGGGGTTTCCAAACAGAGTGTTAGCCGCCTTTTCTCTTGCTCATATAATACTGGTGCCGGACAGGGGAGACTCAAGACGCTTGCGGTTTACGATTCCGCATGAACACGGTCACTCCATACAGTCCCGAAAATACGGGCTTTTGTACTTGCTGATTGTGGGGCTGCCAAGCGCAGTCAGGCACTTGTGGATTAGCGCCCGTCACAACGGAAGGACGGCGGAAGAAGTGACTCGGTGGTATTACAGCGGCTGGCCTGAACTGCAAGCCGACCGGCTGGGTAAAGTGCCTGCAAGGTGGGGAGTGGCTGATGGCTTCGGATTAGATTGACGTCAAACAAGGCTTGAAGTATAATCATAAAGAACTTTGGTTATGTTGACGACAATCAGCATAACAGGTTATTTCAAACAGCCCAAAGCCCTAGCCAAGAACTTTGTGATTGTTTGAGCCTACAAGGCTCGCGGTACTGACATACTGCGAGCCTTTTTTGAGTTTGAAGACTTCCATGTGCTTAGTGCAATTACAAGACGGTAGGATATAAAAAAGGAGGGCTTACCCTCCTTTTTCAGATCATTTCTTGGCGATCAGAAGTATCTCGCACCTCTCGGCAATGGAGAGTGGGGGACTTAACCGTTTATTCGACACGATCCCTTTGCATTTCTTCGGCAAACAATTTTCTAAATTCCGTAAGTTTCTCTGGAAAGGTTTGGAAAAAATCACGCGAAACAAATGTTTCTCTTGCCACATCCTCAAAGGTGATAGTTTCACCATTTATACGTGCGCATAATTTTTTGACACATTCAAGCATCTTATCGTAATCGAGCATCAACTCTTGATATAGCCCGAAATAATTTAGACTGTCGTCATCATACCGAAAGTGGTCTTTATCAAAAGCCGACGGCGAGGCACCTGTTTTTTCCACCGACACTAACGGAACTGCTTTCAACTTTTCGGCACTATCTACAGATTTTTTAAATTTTTCCTGAATTTTCTTCTTGAAGTCTTCTCGCGCTATGGAAGAACGATTACTTGGAAAAGCGCGGACAATCGCCGTCAGATGGCACATTTCATGACAATACAGCTCCCTTCTAAGACAACAGAAGTCGAGAATATTACTTTCAACCTCTCCCTTTTTCCACATTTTAAAATATTCCTCATACTGTCTTTTTATGATAATTACAACAGTCACAATATGATTAGGCGAATAAATGGTACAACATGCTTCATAGGGGAGCGAATCCTCATATACGATTGCGACCTTAAAAAATTGCTTTATGTAATAAGGCACAGCAACATCCGAAAAGTTAATGTCAATAGACTCATCCTGAGGCATCTCTAAAGGGACTTTTTCTAAAACCCCCTTCAGAGACCACAACGTAAAACTGATTTCCATGAGAGGTTATACTTCATCCTTATTTCTGTCAAAGCGTTCCTTGTTTTTCTCGATAATATCCAAGGTACGCTCGTAACAGTCTAGGCTGTCAGCAGAATCAACCCCGCTGAAATTCATATCTAAAACCCCAAGCCTTTCAGCCCTATCGCGAACTCTCTCAAATCTTTGCTTGTCATCCATAGCGATAGTCATCCAAAACTCCTTCCTCCCAAGCGTAACATACAAATTCTCTTCCACATCGTAGTTTAACTATAAAACAAACAGAACTAGATTGCACAATAATACATGGGTAACAAAGTAAAAGCAAGTAAAAAACGACAAAATAACACAAAATTCACTCATTTCTATTAATTTCGACAAAATAACACAAAATTGTAGGAAAATTTACTAATGCATGTGTATTTAACGCTTTAAACATACATCAACTTGTTTTGTGTCAAATCATCCTTTTTTTGCAGATTTTTTTGTTAAAGTGCTTGACTGTTTGATAATAAAGGTACATACTTAAATTATCTTAAAGAACGGAGGCTTATATGAAACTTATTGTTAAAGATCAAGTCGAATCTACTCGGATAATTACAAAAATTGCCGAAATACGTGAGTATTTCAAACCTTTACTTATAAAGTCTTCAACCAAAGATTTCAACCGTTTATTTCGTATGGATGATTTCTTAGCGGATATTCTTCACTCTGTTGAAGTTAAAAATTAGGCATAAAAAGAATATCAACCACAGCATTGATGGTACTGTTGTGGTGCCGTCAATAGTCTTGTGGTTCACAACCATAGGAGTATGATGGAGTTTTCGCATAAACGAAAAAATAAGCCCGGTGCTGGTAGACCGAAAACGGATAACCTGCGTACTTTGCGTGGTCTCAAGTTTAACGACCAAGAGTGGGAAACTATTCAGGGGTTGGCTGCGCAGGCAGGTATGAGCGCTAGGGCTTTTTTAACGCATCTGGTGGAAAAGGAACAGGCAGAGACCATCCTAAGCAGTGTGAGGCTCGATCATGCCGATAATGAAACAACACCAACCACAGGAGAAGCAAAGTGAAAATTGACAAGATGATAACCAGCCTTGAAAAACTGCTTATAAAGAAAGCCGCTATGGAGCAGGAAATCCTTGCCCTTGAAAAGTCGATTCTGGAGGCGTTCAAGACAAACGCTGGAATACCCCCTTCCCAAAAGAAAACTGCCACCGCCAAGAAGCCCGTTGCGGTCAAGAAGCCTGCAAAGAAGGAACAGGCAAAGAAGCCTGCTGCAACCAAGAAGTAGAGCACATAAGCCCCGGTGTAATTCCGGAGCTTATGTGCTTTCAGGAAGGAATCTTAAATTACATAATCTTCGTAAATTTTTGTTTCCGGTTTTTCCATCGCCTCTGATATTCTTTCACCTACTGCGCGGAATGTTTCTTCCGTACTGGGAAGATAACCAATTGTTGTTTTTAAATCTTTATGTCCCAACAACTCTTGTATATATCTTAGTGGTACATTTCTTACCTCTAATATCGATGCTAAAGAATGCCGCGAACAATGTGGAACTATTTTACGACCACCAAGTTCAATTCCAGAGCGATTAATCCAACGGTTGAGTCTGAGCTTTATCCATGAGCCCTTTGGTGTTTCTCCATCTTTTTTACTCATGACATATTCGTGCTGACCATTTTCTTCCCAGAGCTTTTTTATCGCTTCTTGGAGAATAGGGCTAAAAGGGGCTTTTCTTTCCTTTTTTCCTTTTGGTGGTCCCATAACCCGTGATCTTGATTCAAATTTTTGCCAAGCCCTACGGACAGTTATCTTTGGTGTTTTCCAATCAAGGTCTTCTGGTTTAAGCACGAAAATTTCTGCCCGCCGAAGCCCTGAAAGAAACATTGCTGCGCAAATGGCTAATTCCAATGTAGATTCTAATACGCCAGGCTCAAACAGCCTTACTACTTCATCCTCTGACAGCGCATCTCTTTGTTCGCTTTCATGAACAGGAGGATCGATGTGCGCAAATGGGTTTATCCACTTGCGGTTTTTCTTTTGGTAGTTGTTGAATGCCATCCTAACAAATCCCAAAACGCCCTTATAAGTTCTTGTGCCGCCCATGAGTCGACCATTTTTCAGTTTTTTTATTGACATCCTTGTGCCAAATAAAAGGGCGTCTTCTTCTTCTATTTCTGCCATTTTCATTGCAGCAAAAGAATCATTCATCACATGACATTCGTAATAATCCCGATAATTCATAAGAGTGCCGATGGAGTAGGGGCGGTTTTTGGAAGCATTGCGACCAGCCTGTGGGCTGGTTTCTAATTTAGTAAATTTTTCAACCCACGCTCCAACGGTAATGTCTTCAAACTTGACTGTCTGAGCAGAGCCTTCTTCTTCCTGCACCTTCTTGAGGTAGTCGATGAGTGTTCTGGCGGCTTCTTTTGCGGCTGGTTTGCTTTTTGGGTTTCGGTGATCTGCTAGTCCTGCCGGCAGATTTTGGAAACTGCGTCGGATCCATCTATCACACACGCGCTGCGGAAGACCGCAGGAAGGGTTAATGGTAAGGCGATACGATTTAGAATCTGTGCGGCGGATAACCGTGAAAGGTTCTTTTATTCTTGCCATATGTAGCATCTCCTTCTCGCAAATAAACTGCGAAAAATAAAGTACCGATAAAGTACCGATGCTACCAATCTTGAAAAATTGTGAAAATGCCATTTCCATAATTCCTTATATCATAAGGAATTAATTTCAGCGGCTGATCGGAGTCGAACCGACGTCATCAGCTTGGAAGGCTGAGATAATAGCCGTTATATGACAGCCGCATATTTTGACAGTCTACGTAGAAAACGCAAACGTGTCAATACGACGCAATGCCTCATAAATAATCTAACCGAAAAGAAGTCATGCCTCAAAATAAAAACCTAACCCAAATATGCTTATCCGAAGGAGGGCTCGGAGGGCACTATGGGGTTATTAATGAAAGAAAAGAAGGC